GTAAATCCGGGATATGCCCGCTCGATGGGGATGAGCGTATAATTACCGCTACATACGAAGGCGGGCCCTATGGCATGGACCAAGGCGGCGGAGTGAAAACAGGGTTCCGCTGCAGCCGCCCGTACAATTTGCCAGAATGCGCCAATTGCGAGCTGGGCAAATCCTTGCCAGACGAAATCTAGATATCTCCCTGCGTGGTCAACAGGTGCTTGCACAGCCCCATGATTTCCTCCGGAATTTCCGGCCATAGGTACGAGCTAACCGACACCTCGCAATTCATCAGATCGAGTCGGAGGTGCGGAAGCTTTCTGCCATTGCTGTGGACAAACTCGATCCCGCTGACCACGCTTGATATGTCTTTTCCATCGATGGTTATCTTGGTTTTGGCGCCATCGCAGGTAATGACTACGTGGGGTTTCTTGGGAGATTTCTCTTGTTCGGTTTGGGCGGGCATTGCATGCTCCTTTCTCCCCCTATGGGGGATGTGCACTGCCAATGAGGTAGATAATGAAATCAGGTGAGTTTGAATATGAAAATATCGTCCTTTTGCCATCTGAGCGCAAAGCCCTTAAGAAGCTGCTCAAGGCGGGAAAAGAACTTTTCTCGTCCATGCCGGAAACGCAGAGCCGTATATTCCTGGCTCACGGACTGGTGTATCGGGATACCAAAGTAAGGATTTCGGAGCCGGGACGGGTTTTGGAAGACCCCGGTTCCCCAGTTTACTTAATCCCTACGGACAAGGCAGAGAGGTTCTTGATTTACCGATGGCGAAAGGACTTTTGGGAGCGTTTCCCAACTATAATCTCTCTTGCCGCCCTGGTTCTCTCTGCGGTGGCTCTGTGGCGGTCGTGGTAGACAGTCAAAAAGTATGCACTAACGCTACTATTGAGACCGCCAGTGAGATAATAGCTATAGCCATGCGTATGATATCCTGTTTCGTTGGTCTATACATCGTGTCGCTCCTTTCTCCATCTGCGGGAATGCGTATTTACTTTTTTGAGGAATATTTATGAAATTTAAGCTAACCAAAAACCAAATTGTCTACAAAAGTTTTGAAAGCAAGCTTGAAAAGGACGATTTCGGTGAATATATGCTGATCCCAATCGAGTTGCTTAACGATGTTGAGATAGGAAGCGTTATTGTCAGTGATGATAACGAAGCCCTGATTGTCATTGACATTGAACCCTCCTCCGACATCGATGATAAATTTACTGTTTGGATTTCTTAATCCTTGGCATTTTCAAGGTGGTGAACCACAGGCATGACGTCCAGCACTATGGTTGGGAGGCCATTTCCTTTCCCTGCTTCGTTGCGGTTGAATATGAACCTACCGGGTTTTTCAAAGTTGGAAATAACTTCAAGCAGGACAGGAAACCCTATGATGCGATACCCATTGATGTATAGTTCGTTTTTCTCGGTATCAAAGCTCATGCTTTTGATTTCCATGTTGCTCCTTTCTCCCCCCGCGGGGAATGTGTACAGTTAATGTTTTATTAGTTGAGGTGCTGTCAAGCACCTCAACTATGTGCTATGGTATACCATAGCACGGTGATTTCCCTTTTCGGGAATTTTCTTGTTTGGTTTTGTTGTCGTTATTCATCGTAATCTTTGATTGGGGATTTGTCAATACCTTAATGGGCATTTTATGAAATATATTTTAAACAGAATTAATACTCTCATCAAATCTCATAAAGGTTTCACCCAAAAAGGAATGGCGGAAGCTATAGGTGTATCTGCTTCTACTTTGAATAATTGGCTTAAACTTGGCAGGGATATTCCTGCCGACAAAATAATACCCATATCCGAATATCTTGATGTTTCGCCAGAGTACCTACTTACGGGCAGAGAAAGCATGCAGTCTAAATCCCAAAGCACGGACTCTGACTATGAGCGCCTTTACTCGTACTTTGAACGTCTCCCCGAAAGGCAGAAGGGCGAGCTGATCGGCTACGCCAAGCGCATGGCCGAGGAAAGCGAAGCCGCTGCGGAAGACCCCGCTCCGCCAGAAGGCGTGGCAGGGACCGCATGACAGGCCGCATCATCAGCCTGTTGGAATATAGAAGAAAGAGAGGTCTTTGAAATGGACTATACGATAAGGTGTGAATGGGATCCAGAAGCTAAGGTCTGGTGGTCTGATAGCGATGAAATCCCAATATGTCTTGAGTCCGAGTCTCTGGACCGGCTTATAGAAAAAGTATGCATTGCCGCACCCGAATTGGCGGAGCTGAACAGCCTCCCTTGCCCCAATCGGTTGTACTTTGTAATGGGCGCAAGGGAAGAGGTCTGTGTCTGATGGCTGATTATTCTAAGGCTGTGAAGGATGTGCTGTCAAGGTATGGATGCCATTTTGTGCGGCATGGAAAAGGGGATCATGATATATGGTGCAGCCCTATTAACGGACGTTCCTTTCCGGTGGACGGAACAATCAAGTCTAGGCACTCGGCTAATGCCCCATTGAAGCAAGCCGGCATAGATTTCCGTTTCCGCTGACGCACGAGGTTTCCTATGGTTAAACGATTTGAATCAGTCCAGTCCATCGGATTGAGCGGCATATGCTCCGAATGGCTCCCTGCCGTGGTCGACATTCTCCGCTCCCATGGATGGGACAATATAGCCGTCTCCGAGGACGGCCTGTCGGTGTCCGCTCATTCGGACGGCTTCATGTTCGCAAGGCAGGCATCCGTCAGGCTCATGCCAAGCGGCCACGGGACGGAGGCCTCGGTGTCTGTTGTTCTGACTGTGGATAATGTGGATTGAATTTTCCAAAGAAATTAAACATGTGAGATTGCATTTGTATTCAAGAAAGGGGGCTAATATGGAGGCTCAAATCAAAGATAATCGCAATATCGCCCAAGCAGGATTTGAGGGAATAGGTATGGATGTGATCCTCGATAAGCCCGGCAGGATTGTTTCTTCCGAGGAATCCCTGCTGGACATCGTTCCCATTGACTGGCCAGCCGATGTTCTGAGCGGCAAACGCAAGATTGTTCTGGATGTGAAAAGAGGTGAGGGCTGATGTGTCGGGTTGGCGACATCATCGTAATAAAGAATTATGAAAGCCATGGAAAAAAACTTGACAGGCACTCATTTGTTGTATTGGGAATAGGCAATGGGGAAATCGAAGGAATGGATTTTGATATGGTATGCAATGTCATGTCGTCATTTCACTCTGACGAGCATCGGGAATCGAAGCTTCGTTTTCATGGAAATATCGAGTACGCCCCATCTGATGAGAATGTGCCGGGCGGGCACGGGATAGGCGGTTACATCAAGGCGGACCAGCTATATTATTTTAAGCGTGATCTTATTGAATACTATGTCATAGGCAGCGTTTCCCCGGAGCTTTTTATCCGCCTAAAGGAATTTATCAACAGGCTTGATTCCATAGAACGCATTACGGATAATCTTGAGCCATGTCGATGAAGAAGGCGGCTCTCTACATCCGGGTCTCCACCCTCGAGCAGGCGCAGGAGGGGTACTCGATCGGGGCGCAGAAGGACAGGCTCACCGCCTTCTGCAAGGCGCATGACTGGGCTATAGCCGACTTCTACATTGACGGCGGCTATTCGGGATCGAACCTCGACCGCCCCGGGATCCAGAAGCTGATTGGCGAGGTCGCCTCCTTCGATGTGGTGCTGGTCATGAAGCTGGACAGGCTCTCCCGCTCCCAGAAGGACACGCTTTATCTTATTGAGGAAGTGTTCCTTCCTAATAATGTGGATTTCGTCTCCATGAACGAGTCATTCGACACGTCCACCCCCTTCGGCAGGGCGATGATAGGGATCCTGTCCGTGTTCGCCCAGCTGGAGAGGGAGACGATCAAGGAGCGGACATTCATGGGGAGGCTGGAGCGCGCGAAGGAGGGGCTTTTCCACGGGGGCGCCAACTACCCCATAGGCTATGACTACGGGGAGGACGGGCATCTAGTGGTGAACGAGTACGAGGCCGTGCAGGTCAGGAAGATCTACGAATGGTACCTGGAGGGGACTGCGCCCGACAAGATCGCCGAGAGGCTCCGGTCCGAGGGGTACACCAACCGCTACGGCTCCTGGTCGGAGGCCTCCGGCTCCTTCCGGATCAGGCACATACTCCAGTCGGACCTCTATCTCGGGACGCTCCGCTTCGGGAGCGTGGTCGTGGAGAATGCGCATGAGGCGATCATTGACCGGGAGTCCTTCGACAAGGCGGCGGCCCTCCGGAAGAAGAGGCGGGAGGTATACGGCGACTCCCCCTACCATGCGAAGTACATGCTGGTGGGCATGATCTGGTGCGGCCAGTGCGGCGCCAGGTACGCCGTGAAGCACAATTACAAGGACTACAAATACTACGTATGCTATTCGAGGGCGAGGACGGTGAAGCGCATGATAAGGGCAGACCATTGCGAGAACAAGAACTGGAGGCTGGACGAGCTGGATTCGGTTGTGGAGCGGAGGGTGTCGAGGCTCCTCTTCGAGCCCGGGTACTATGAGATGCTGAAGAAGAGGAATGCTGAATCGAAGAAAAAGGCCCCCGGGAATGCGGAGGCAGAAGCGATAAAAGGAAAGATATCGACGCTGGACAAGCAGATCGGGCGGCTCATGGACCTCTACCAGGACGAGCGCATGCCCATGGATGTGCTTTCTGGGAGGATCGACAGGCTCCACAGGGAGAAGCAGGCCCTCGAGGCGCAGCTCTCGTCCCTGGAGCCGCCCAAGCCCAGGAAGGACTTCGACGGGGACTCCTTCATGGATCTGCTGGCCGATTTCGCCTCCGTCTGGAAGACCGCGGACGTGGACGAGAAAAGGCAGATTATAGGCTCCTTGGTAAAAAAAATCACGCTGGACGGGGAGAACGTGGACATAGAATGGGCATTTCTGGACGATTAAGCGGATTTTTTGGCGGTTTATTGCCCTTTCGGGGCTTTAAAGCCATGAATTACCCTTGTGAACGGCACAAAAATACCCCGCCTATGCGGGGTTCCTTCCCATCATCGGAAGCCTCAATGGCTCAGGGCTATCTGCCATGCCGCCATCGGCCTGCGTCTCTTCGGCACGAGCGGGACGGACGGGCGGGGGCTTTCGCTCCCCGCAGTCTTTGCCGCCAATGCCCTCTTCGCTTTTTCCCTGCAGTCCTCGCATTCCTCCCCGGGATCCAGCGAGGCCCCGCACCCCGGGCATACCTTGAAATAAGCCAACGGAATCACCTCCTTTTTCTGTCTATGATCTCCCTTTCCCGGGAGAGGCTGTTGAACTCCTTTATCACGTCCTCCAGGCTGCCCCTGAAGCAGCCCCTCCCCTGAGCCCATTCATCCCCGGTGTTCCTGTGTTCCGATATGTACCACTTGAACGGGGCTTCGTATTCTTTGCAGATTCTGTAATGGCTATCCCCTATCTGCCTGTCCCTGTTGTCCGGGCTGAATGTCTCCAGCGTCAGCATTTTCATTGTCCTCCTTGAATAGCGGCTCATTTCTGCTTTGCCCCTCCCGCGAGTAGCCCAGGTAGCTCACCATGTCGATGATGTTGTGTTTCTCATGCATCCTGCTGCAGAAGTGGATGTCGTGGCGCTCGTCCCGGTCTTTGTCTATCACGTCCTCCCTCCATTTGCATGTATAGCACGAATCGCACCTAAACCATGCTATCAGGGCCGCATCGTCTATCCTGCGCAGCAGGGGCGCGTCCACGATGGGCCGGGCTGCATAGGTTTCTTCTTTGTCATATAATTCTTTCACTTTCGGGTCCGTCATCCGTCCTCGTCCTCGCTTTCCTCTGGTTCCGTGTAAAGAGGGCTTGTGCCGTCTATGATCTCCCTGTCCTCGTCATCGATGCCGCAGAAGCCGTACTCGCCCAGGAAGCCGTCCACCGTGTCTACCAAGTCCTTTATGTGCGGCTTGTATTCGCCGTTCCATCCCGCGGGATCCTTTTCCTTGAGGCTGCCGACTGTGAGGGCCAGGAGCTGTGCCGCCATGCTCGTCCTTCCTATCGCCCTGTAGACGCTCGCCCTGCCGTCCTCTCCCAGTTCATAAAAATCCTTGTCGCTGAAGAACGGCACGAGGTTCCGCCGGCTCATGTAGACATCGTTGTTTATCAGGTAATTCCACAGCTTCTCCGCCATTGCGCCCTCGTCTTTTAACGGTTCTATCGCTCCCGTGATGATGCCCATCACGAAGTCCTCCCTCTTGGCGTTCTGGGCTTTGAACCTCGCCTTGATCTCCTTCTTGTTCTTGTCGATCTGTTTGCGCAGCAGCCCTTCCTCGGTCAGTTCCCTTTCTTTTTTGTCCGTTCCCGCCTTCTTAGTTATGACAGCTATGGTCCTTTCGTAGTTCCACGCCACATAGAAGGCCTCTTTTCCCTTTATCTTGCCGTCCTTAAGCCCCGCGATACTGATGGAATCCGGCAGCTCGTCCTCCAGGTCGTATTCCTCTATCGTGTCCCATGTCCCGTTCCACCTCTCCTTTTCGGTTCCTTTCGGGGCTTTTGGGATCCCTGCCTTTTCCATCAGGCCCCCGATCATCTCCGCATTGCGTTCCCTTCTCTCGGCCCGCACCTCTGCCTCTATCTTGTAGGCCAGCTCCCTGGGGTCGTCAGCCTCCCTCAGTATCTCGTTCCTCTTGTCTATGTCCTTGACCTTTTCCAGGGCTACGAGGTCCTTTATCGCCAGCTGGAACTCCCCGCTGTTCTCTTTCTCTTTCAGGACTTCCTTGTCGAGCTTCGCTATGTTGAGCCTGTGGCGCACGGTGGTCTTGGAGAACCCTGTTTTCTCGGCTATGCTGTCCTCCGTGTCGCCCAGGTCCAGCATCATCTGGAATCCCTGGGCCTGCTCGTACACCGTCAGGTCCGTCCTCTGCATGTTTTCGAGCAGCATTATGGAGACCTGCTCGTTCTCGGACAGCCCCGTGACGATGCTGCACGGCACGGTCTCCAGCCCCGCAAGCTTCGCAGCCTCGAGCCGTCTGTGCCCTATTAGGGCTATGTACCCCTCCGCCCCCTCCTCCAGATCCCCCGCGGGCATGACCGTGAGGTTCTGCATTACCCCGTGCGCCCTTATGGAGTCCGCCAGCTCCGTCAGGTCCCCGATCTCCAGCCTTGGGTTCTTAGGATGGTGGGATATCAGCCCCACCGCTATGTTCGTTATGTTCTTGTCCATCGCTCTTCCTTCCTTCATTCGTTCTCGTTTCCTTTGCCTGATTCCGTTTCGGGCAGATGCCATCCTATGAGTATGTAGAAGAGGATTATCCACCAGCGGTGGAAATGCACCGCCAGGGCGGTCAGGCATGTTAACTTGGTTATCTCAACCGTTCCGTATACTATCAGCGTTTCCATGCTCTTGCCTCCGTTCTCCCGGCATCATGTACTCATCTATGGCTCCTATGACCTCGAAGAGCATTTCCCTCGCTTCGAGGATTCCCCCATCCTCGTATTCCTTTGCGGCCGCAAGGATGGACATTATGATTCGCTCGTCATCCAGTTCTCCGTGCCTTATGTATGGGTGCACTGTATCTGCCCCCTCTCCGCTTCTCTGTTTCATCGATTATCTATCCATTGGTTCCCGCAGCCCGCTTCCCCATCCCCCAAGTCTCAAAGCGCCTGTGATTTTCCCTCTTATCCTCGGTTATGCTCGCCCTGATCCTGCCGCATCCATCAAGGAACTGCCTCCGCCCTGCGTTCGTGAGGCTCTTTATGCTGTAATATATCGGGTCCTCATCCGCCGTGTAGCAGGGCGCGCCTGATTGCCTACAGATGCCCTCGAGGAGGCGGTTCGCCTCGAGGTCGGTCCTGCTGTTGAAGAATGCCAGTTCCATCCATGCCTCGTATGCCCTGTCTGCCGTTGGCTTGTGTCTCATTTTGTTCCCTCCGTTCTCTTTCGGTCTCTGTCGCTGCCCCGGGGCGGCCCTTTCAGGCCGCCTCCCAGAGTTTCCTGCTTATGCTGTTCTCCGTGTCCCAGACCTCCGTGCTGTAGAGCCTGTGCGTGGATTTTACCCTGATCCCGTGGATCTCGTTCTCAATCGTCACGTACTCAGGCATCGTGACTTCGTACCAGGTCGCGCCGTCCTCGAAGCAGTAAATCTTGCGGATGATGTCGCCTTCCAGCTTGCTCGACTCTCTGTATCCGTTCTCGCCGTAATGCTTTCTGAAGAACGCTGTCTTGCTTTCGTCGTATTCCCTCATCGTGATCTCTTTCATGCCCGTTTCCCCTTTCTTTGCCCCGCTTTCGATTTTAGACAATATCGAGTGTCGATTGTGATAGCGGCTCCCTGTTGTCTAACTTGCTATATTTTACCATTATAATTTCTGTATGTCAAGCGTTTTTTGAGGTTTTTAAAATTTTCCCCGCCCGAGTTTCACGAGGTACTCCGCAATGGCCTCGTTGACGAAGTCCGACCGGCTGTAGCCCCTCTCCACGGCCTTCCTCTCGTGGACATACTCGTCCATCGCCTGCCTCTTGCCGAGGTCCATGTATATCGAGAATATCTCCCTCGTGTCATCGAGTTTCTTGGGCCTTCCCATTGCGCTCAAAGTCCGCCGCCTCCTTTGCTTCCGAAATGTACTTGGATATAGTATCATTATAATTTTATTTTGTCAAGCGTTTTTCTGCGTTTTAATTGTTAACATTCTGTTAACGGATTGTGGATGCCTTGCTGTGGAAATTGCGGATTTGCGTTGTAGATATGATGTACGGGAAATGCCGTCACGAGGGGGAGGGGCGCACCCCCTTGAACCCCCCCCTCGGTGCAGAATTTTATCACTTGTCCCCCCTCCCTGTCAATAGGGAATCAGAAGTTTTTCTGCTTTCTCAGGATTGCGTTGACGGCGGACTGCACCTCTGCGTAATCATACCCCGCCGCATGGAGCCTGTTCTTCCTGTCCATGCCGTTGCCCCATGCGCCGGCGATCACCTCGATTGCCACTTCCTGCGCGCTCTTTCCGCCGGCACCTGCGTCCCGGGACGATGCCGTGCCTACAATGGCATCGAACCTCGTGAGGCCGTGCCGGGCTATCATGTCCATGTTGCTCCTCACGTAGCTGGAGGATGTGGCGTACCCCGCCGCCTTGATCCGCTCGAGGTAGTCCCTGGGGGTCGATGCCGTTTTGAGGGCGGCGTACCTCTTCGCCGATATGAAGCCGAAGTAACCCTTGACGCCCTCTTCCATGCTGTCGTAAGCCCGGAAGTTGTCACGGATGGTGGCCAGCGTCCCGACCTTGTACTCTTCCTTGGTCTTCATGTTGACCGACTTGCCCTTCCATGCCGATCCGCACTTCATCCCGAAGTAGTTGTGATAACTCTTTGCAAGTTCCGAGTCCCCGTACCTCGACTCCAGGCACGCCTGGGCTATTATCGGGCTTGCCACCCTGTAGCCCCCCGCCTTTGCGCACGCCTGCACGATGGGGGCTATCCTGTTTATGAATGATTCCTTCTGCTCAGCCGTTAGCGCCGCCATCCTGCCGTCCCTCCTTCACCTCGCTCGTCATCTCCGTCAGGAACCGCTCCAGCCTGCTCTTGATGGGCTTCGGTATCGGTATCCCGCAGAGAGCCATGTTCTTCAGTATGCTGACCGCCTCGTAGACTATGTAGAGCAGGCAGAAGAACTCCCCCAGCCCCACCTTGGAGACCGACAGCGACTCCCTCACCTCCTCGCTCAGGAACCCTATCAGGTTTATCTTTATGAGCGAGTCGGCGAACATCAGGAAGAGGACCGAGACCATCATCCCGCTCTTCCTTATCGCCCCGTCTATCCCGAAGTTCGAGTTGAACCTCTTCTCCTTCGCCGCCCGAAGCAGCCCCAGTATCGTGTCAAGCGCCACGGCGGCGGCGGTCATTATTATCAGCGGGTTGTGCGCCACGTCCCGCAGGTACTCGTGTATCATCCCTCTCCCGCCTCCTTTTCAATGTCATCCGTGTCGCAATACTTGCGGAGGGCGTACTCGATGGCGTCCAGTTCGTCCTCCGCCTCCTTCATCATCGGCTCGATCCCGGCAACCGCCGCATTCTCTATCCTGTCCCTCTCTATGATCTCCCCCTGCTTGCGGATGATCTGGAGGAGGGATTCAGAGACCTGGCAGAGCCGGTCAATTATCTCAAGCCTGGTCATAGGGCTGCCCCGTGATTTCCTCGTACTCGTCCGCCGTCAATGCGCCTAGCCTCACCAGTTTCCACAGTTGCTCATTCGTGCATCCTCCTCTGGCGTATCGCTTTGCGTACTTGTCATACTGGGGGCTGTGTTCCGTTGTTTTTGACTTTGCCATTTTTTCATCCCTCCTTTACTGGTTGATCGCCTGCTGAAGTTCAAGGATTGCGATGTCATGGTCTGTGATCGCCTGTTCCTGTTCCTGCATCACCTGTCCCTGCTCTATCAGGGCGATTTCCAGATCAGTGATGTTCTGCTCCAGCTGTTCTTTCGTGATGTCTGCTTGCACCTCTGAAAGCGGGCGCTTCTTTATGATTTTCATGGGCTATCCTCCTTATGCAAATGTTAAGCCGAGGGAATTGATGTATACCCTCTCTGTGCTTGCGTTCTTGGTGATGGTAACCCGTGCCGCCACGCCGTAGCCGCTGCTCGGCTTGTTGGTGAAGGTGTATGCTTCCCCTGCCGCCCATGCGGTCGTTGCATCCTCCCATGTGGGCTGGATGGCGTTTGCGTTATTGGTCACCTCGACCCTGACTGTCGGATTCCCAGTCTTTTCGTAGTTCAAGGCTACCCTGACCTTTGCCGCCGCCGCATCCGTCGTTATCGGATTGGTGTAAAAAGCCAATTCTCTCCACAGCTTGGTGAATGTCCACGTTCTGGTTGCGGTCTGGCTGTCGGCGTTCGTTGCCTGGATCACCAGCGTGTGGCTCTGTTCATCCGTCAGGTTGTCCCACTCGCTCATGTCGAAGGTGATGTCTGTGTTAAGGTCTACGTTCGTTCTGGTCTTGGTGACCGTCCCGTCGATTTTCTCGACCACATCCACCTGTGTTGCTCCGCTGTCTCCGATCTGATAGGTGATCGCCGGAAACTGCCATTTGTTCCCGAGGTCTCCGTCCGATCCGCTGATCGTCACCGCCGAAACCGTCCGGGTGAATGCGATGCTCACCGTCCCACTTGCGCTGTGGCTGTCTGTTGCTGTGATTGTGATCGTGTGGTTTCCCTGTGAAAGGGCGCGGAGCATCGCCGCTGTCACGCTGAAGGTGTAGGTCTGTCCCAGCACTACGCTTGCGATGGTCGCTTTGGTTGTTCCGTCCAGCTTCACCGTTGCGCTCACCGCATCCCCGTCTTTGTCTGTGATCGAGAATGTCACGTCAAAGGCGGCGTTCCTGTCTCCGAGGTCTGTGCTGGGCGTACTGATCTCCGGGCTTGCATTCCACTCGAATGTGTAGCATCCATCGGAGTCTGTCGTGTCCGAAACAAGGAGAGAAGAGAGAACGGCATAAGCCGGGGCCAGCCCAATGTGCCCGTAGAAAGCGCTGCCGCCGCTGAGGCTGCCGTCCGTGTACACAAACCGCGCATAGCTCGAGCGGCCGGAGAGCGGGGTGCGAAGCCACCAATACCAAGGACTGCCGACTGTGCCACCGCTGTAGTTTCCTTTTGCCGCTTCGTCTCGCAGGTTCTTCTTTCTGCGGTCGTTGGTGTTGCTCTGGCTGTAGTAAGCGTAGATGCTTCCCTCTGCCACGCTGTTTTCGTTTGCCAGTCCCACTTCTGTCGTGGAAAGCAGGAAAATCTTACTTGATACCGTCTCGTAACCGCCGCCGTCTGTGACGGTGTTCTTTGCGGTGATCTTGCTCACGGTCTGGAGTGCCGCTTTCAGATCCGCTGAAAAGTTCGTTAAAAATCCGGCTTCCGTGTCGTAGGGATTCGTGCCGGTTCCGCTGTTCTGTTGCCAGACGTTTGCGTTGTCAGGCGCCTGGTCAGCCGAGTGCTGGGCTGTGTACCATTGTCCTGCCGCTGCTTCGCTGTTCATCCATTGTAAAATGTTTGAGTGCAGGTAGCGGTTGTTTCCGTAGCTCTTTCGATTGCTGTCGCTGTTGTTCGGTTCTTTCGCATCAAAGGGTTTCAATGTGAAGATGTCCCGTGATTCCAGCGCCGTTGTTCCTGCCGGGTCCCCGGTATGCCCGTGTTCAAGGACCCGCCAGATGATCGGCGTTCCGTTGTAGGCTGTCCCGGTGTCTTTGACCAGTGCGCCCACGGGCAGATTGCTAAGTGCTTGTGCCATCCTGTTTTTCCTCCTTTTCTTTCTGGATGTATTCCTTGAAAAGTTCCGCAAATAAGGCATCCATCTTCCTGATCAGGTAGTATGTGTCTCCCCTCTTTGCGTGGGCTTTCCATCCGTTGTGTGCTTCCTTGCAGACTTGAAACGTGCAGTTGCCGAGGTCGAGTTGCTTCTTCATCTTGCGCAGTTTCTGCCTGTGGTGCTTGATGCTCTTTTGTGATAGCCGCTGGACTACCTTCCCTGTCTCCGTCACGAAAAAATGAAAGCCCAGAAAATCTATCCCTTGCCGCATCGGCACGATCTTTGTTTTCTTCGGGTTCATCCTCATGCCTCGTTCTTCTACCCATGCCTGGATTTGCTTTCGGCATTCCTGGAGGTATTCCTTGTCCTCGTGGATCAGGTAGAAATCGTCCATGTACCTTGCATAGCCCTCTATGTGCATCTGCTCTTTGACGATGTGGTCAAGCGGCGAAAGCGCCAGCAGGGCATCAAGCTGTGACAGCTGGTTTCCGAGCGGTACGCCTATCCCTCCGGGGATGCTTCTGTGGATGTGCCGAATCAGTCCGATCAGCCACTTGTCCTCGAATATGCTTTCGTAGTAGGTGTTCAGGAGTTCGTGCGGTATGCTGTCAAAATACCCTTTCATGTCGCAGGCGAGGATGTAGCCGCCGGTCCCTTTCTTCCTCACCTGTCTCTGTAAATGCTGCCGCAGTTTTTTCAGGGCGTAATCCGTACCCTTGCCTTTCAGGCTGGCGCAGTTCGTGTCGATAAAGGTCTTTGTTACGGTCGGGGTCAGGATGTTGTCCATCAGGCTTTTCTGGACTACTCGGTCCCGGTATTTGATGCTCTTGATGTCCCGTTTCTTCCCCCTCTCGTTTATCACAAAGCAGTTGTAGGGTGAAAGGCGGTATTTCCCGGTCGTGAGTAGTTCCTGAATTGTGAGGGTGCATTCCAATCCCCGGATGTCATAAATCGCCACGCTGTCTTTCCATCTTTTGCCTTTGCGGCAGCTCTGGTGGGCTTTGTATAAATTCCCAAAGTCCACCAGAATTGAAAAATCATCTAATTCATTTTTCATGCCTTTGTTCCTGCGTTTTGTCACGCCGCAAGCGGTAAAATGCAAGCCGCAGGGGTTTTGCGATAAGTCCCATTGCTCAAGCCACGCACTCTCTTGGCGCATGGCGTCGGCGCTCGTTGTTTCACCTTAAAAAGGCGGGGATATTTCCTCCTTATGTGGTGTTGCCACTGGTTTCGCCCTTTCGGGTTACTTCGTCTGGGTATCCACCTAATCCGGGGCCAGCCCATTGTTCCCGTTGAAAGCGTTGTTGTTGTTGAGGCTGCCGTCCGTGTTCACATTCCGCGCATTGTTCGAGTTGCCGGAGTTCGGGGTGCGAAGCCACCAATTCCAAGGACTGCTTTTATTGTAGTCTATACCCCCTCGTTGCTCTTACCCTTTGCGCAGCTTTTCAAACCGTTTTAGGTCGCTCTGTATCCACGCTGTCGTATGGTTCTTCACGTCCCTGGTCTGCTGCGTCCAGTACCGCAGGCTTCCTGCATCGATCCTGAATGTGTTAGCCGCTACCTCCATCAGCGTCATCATCGAACGGCACGCCGCCCTTGCTTCTTTCTGGTAAAGCAGCCGCCTGTCCAGTTCTGTCTCGGTGTTCGGGTAGATTTCCTGCGCCATCAGCAGGCAGTCCAAAATGTAGACCGCCTTTTCCTGAATTTTGTTTGTTATCGTGAAGCGGTATCGTTTCGGGAAGTGGTTTTCGTTGCTGGTCAGCCTGATCGTGTATCCCGCCAGTTCCTTTGCCGCTATCAATACGTCGTATTTGCCGGGGTCTCTTTCGCCTGTGTGCTTCATGCGTATATCCTGTGGTTCGTGCTGTCGTATGCACCGCTTATCAGGATGAAGCCCGTATTGTCCGCGAAAACCTCCACCACGATGTTGTCGCTCATCCCCTCTGCTTCAGCTTCCTGCTCCATGGCAAATGCCAGCGCAAGGGCGAGGATGTTCTGTTCGCAATCTCCGAGCCGTCCCTCCACGTCAGCGGGGTCTCCTCCGGGGAATGTGATGGGATGCGCATTGCCTTGCTCATCGGTGTAGATTCCCGAAAGGTTGTAGTTGGCATCTGTCTGAAAGGAGATGCCTTTTCCCTCTGCCTTGTTCGCTCTGGCTTCCCTGTCCTCGTAGTATTTGGTTTCTGATTCTATCGTGATATGGTCTACGGTGTTATCTGTGTACGCCATCTCTCGCTCCTTTCTATCCCTCCGTCTCTGTGCCTGTGTTCGCTGTTATCGATACGCCGGGGGTAATGACTACCCCCTTTTGCGCATCGAAGCTGATAGCCGGGGTGACGGCTTCGAGGGCATCCACCTCATCTACGATCTGCTGGATGTCCCCGTCCATCGCCGCCGTGGCTTCGTTCAGCTCTCTCAGGCTGTTTTGACGGAAGCGTGCCGCGTTATTTGGGCTGAACCGTTTAATCATACTCTACCTCCGTTCTTTCGCCTGTGTCTTTGCTTACTCTTCGTCGAAGAGTGCGTCTACCTCTGCGTCGGTCAGATCGATTAATTCGGAAGCCATGACTGCTGTTGCTCCCTTGGTCGCTGTGAATGTTCCCGTGCTGCTATCGTAGTTGAAGCCCGTCACTACGTTTCCGTCTCCGCTGGTGGTCCCGCTGAGATCTGTCAGGGTGATCTTATCAGCGATTGCCGTTGCGATGGCGGCGTTCATCTCTGCTGTGGTGCTGTAGCCAGACAGGTCTACAAAGCCTGCGAAGTCGTTGAACTTGTAGACGGTAGAACCGCTTTCCTCGACAACGACAACGCCAACATCGTCACCTGCCTTGACCTTCTGCCCTGCAACGAGGTTTAGGAAAAGGTCTTCGTTCTCAGCGGTGATAGCGAGGTCGGAAGCGATGTTGTAAACCTTCTTCTCGTTCGCCTCAATGAGCAGCGCATTGGTGAGCGCGCTTCCTTCGATGGTTCCCGCAGGCTTGTATGCACTGCCGATGGCACTGGCGATAGCTGCCTCGATTTCGGTTGTGGTCATGGCATCCGTGATGCCATACCCTGCAAGGGTAGTGGCCGCGTCTGCCTTGCCGTTGATGATCGCCTGAAGGGCTGTAGCGAGGTCGGTAAAAGCCACCTCATCCTTTGTCGCCAGAGCGCCGAGACGGCTCTGCTGCTCCTGCACGACCTTTTTTAAGTTCCGCTGAAAATAATCCTTGAATGCCATTTCTTTTTCCTCCTTAAAATGAAAAATTGGTTGATTTATATGCATGGTTCGGTTCAGCCCCAAACCCAAGCACCTTAGTTGTTGAAGATATCATCGATATCCTCATCCGTGAAATCGTTCGTTGCGCTTGCGATTTCACTTTCGGCTATCTCTGCCGCCTTTTCTGCGCTGGTATCCACGTTCGCCGAGATGGTCCCGTCGTTCTCCACGTCGATTCCCTCTCCGATCTTCACGCCGCCCAGCCTTGTTGCGGTTGCTGTCGGCAGTATGTAACCGCCGCCCCCGCCGCCGCCGCTTCCTGCTATGACGACCCCTTTGTCATCGTCAAATGCAGCAGACTGCATCCCCCGGTAAAGAACCAGGGTGTTCTGATGCAACTGTTTCAGAGGTACGTTCATGACGTCATCGGCATGGGCTGGGTCTGATACCTCATATATTTTCAGAGTGCCTGAAAAAACGGGATTTTCGGGCGTGTAATCTTTCATCTCTCCCTCCTTCCCGCTCAGAAGATGTCGTCCAGCGTGTATGTCTGCTCCACGTCATCGTCCTTGCCCTTCCTGGTGAATGTCTTCATGCACACTATGTCGTCCTCCTCGTCGTAAAGGCCGATCTCGCTTATCTCGTACCCTGCAAGCTCCGCCTCCGTGAGGGTGCATACGTACCGGCAGACGGTCGTTTCCGGGAAGCTGAGGCTCGTTATTGGCTTCCTGTATATCTCGTTGTAGAGGGTTTCCTGCGTATCCTCCGGCGGTATCACCGTCCCGCTGGAGTCCACCCCGCCGTTCCCGAAGGCCATGCCTGCGATCTTCGGCAGCGAGATCGCCCCCGCCCTCGCATGGACCAGCTTTTCCCTAGCCGTCTTGGTTATGACAACGTTCTTGTTCTTCTCTGTTGCTTCAGTTGCCATCAGTCAGTCTCCTTTCTATAAATTGAATTCATGTTCCTGGCCCCGTCCAAGGATAGTGCGCCGTCCAAAAACCAGTAATCCTTTGTGTGGGTCTCGACCGTGAATCCATCGAATGATTCCATTCCGGCGCTGTCTGCCTTCGCTTTGGTCTGCAGGGATGTCCTCATCAGCCTCCTTGCGCCCCTCATCCAGCGCTTCCCATCCAGGAGCCATGCGCCGTCCATTTCCATGGCCGTCTCGCCCCTGTCGCTCAGGAGGACGGATCCGTCAAGCAGCCAGTCCCCGTTCAGGACAAAATAGCCCCAGAACGGCGCGGCGAACCAATGCGTTATCCTTATCTTTAGGCTCTCCGTGGTTTCTGTCCCTGTCCGGAAGGCTGCATTGGGTATTTCTATCTGCTCCGGCCCGTTCCTCGCTCGCAAGGCATGCCATACCGCAAGCCCTAGGCCGTATCTTCTTGCCAAGTCCAGCAATATGCCGCCGTCAAGCAGCCAGTCTCCGTTCAGGGTCCTTGCCCCCCAGAAGGGGATTGCCATGCTGTGGGACACTTTCATGCTGTACCGCTCCGGGAATGTTGCCTTTATCAGGAACCCGATCCATGGGAACTCTGCGGACTGTTCCGGCTCGTGTATTCGGATCAATGCGTTGATCCCAAGCCCCAGGCCGTACCGCCTGATTGATCTCAGGGCTGCGGACCCATCGAGCCTCCAGTCCCCACCGAGCACACGGCATCCCCAGAACGGCATTGTCATCTCGAAGCGTATATTCAGGAGCCTGACTTCTTCCAGCCCGCTCTCATCAATGATGATGACTGTCCTCTGCTCCAGGGTGTATGTCGTGTGGGACTGCTTTATCATCCTAAGCGCCCTGTGCACCGCCTTGGTGTCTGCCGTGCCTGAGTCCTCGTCCCCTATCAGGTAGACCCTGAACACGTTGGGGTGCGGGGCCGTCCACCCGTACTCGCCGGGGTCGTGGATGTCCGCCACCCTCGCCGTGTAGCCGTCCAGAAGCCCTTGGACATAGCCCTCCATGCGGTACGGCGTCATCGGCGCCACGCAGTCCCTCTTCTCTATGATCCGCCTGCGCCGCTCCTTGTACCTCCGCTCCCTCTCGTCCTCATCGATCGTCTCCCCGCTGTCCTCATCGTAAACAGGGAGGCCCCATTTCTCCTCGTGGTACCTCAGCGCCCAAGTGGCGGTCTCGGGGAATATCTGGGCGAAAAGCTCGCTGATTATGCGCCTCGTCTCGTCCGTCTCGAGGCCCATGACCTGGTACAGCCACTTCGCCACGTAAGACCTGTCGTAGTAGCCTTTCGTGACCATCCCCAGCATCCTCTTCGCTGACTCGCTGGTCGGGAAATTCTCAATATCGAATGCCATATGGCGCCTCCCCTCAACTGAAGTCCATCTGCCCGACCGCAGGGTACTCATCGGTGCGGAGGCTGATGTTGGACATCCCGCCGTTCATGAGGAACGTGTCGAAGTCCGTGACCCCCGGGATATCCTTGATGAGGGGGCGGACGTCGTTGTACCGCAGAAGGCCCTGCTCTATGGCGGCCGGGAATATCCCCTTGACCGCGCTGGCGAAAGCCCTCTTTATCTGGTATATGTCGGTCGTGGCCTCGTGCTGGATCCCGGTTATCGTGAAGCCGATTGAGAGGGTATCGGCCGCCTTGACGGTCAGTTCCGCGCATCCTGTGGGCAGCAGCCGTTTTGACCTGTCGCCCTCGGACACTATGTGGTCGTATACCGCCTGCACCAGCTCATCGCTGGCGGGGTCCCCGTTAGTGTCCACCAGCACCAGCTTCACCGTGCCGGGGCCGTCCCAGCAGGGGTCCACCTTGCATCCCCCCGCCCCGGCCTCCTTCGCCCACCTTACGTAGTCGCCGTCGTTCCCCAGGTATGTGTTGCTGTTCTCGTATTCCTCCGCCATCCTGTCCCAGAGGTCGTCATCGTCCTCCTCGTCCGCCCCGCCCTCCATCGGCTCGGGGTTCGTTATGTGCTCTATGTTCTCATCGGGGTCGTCCGCCAGCGTGACTGCGCCTGCGGGGACATTGGAATCCGGCCCCGGCTCGTCCGCCGTGACTGCGACTGTGACCGTCCCATCGTCCCCGATCACGCAGTCCTCGTCCGTCAGGAACTGGACGGAGTCCAGCGAGCCGGTCGCCGGGGTGGCGAATATCGACCCCGCCTCTATCTCCGTCCCGGGCTCGCCCGTTATGAGCAGGTACCCTTTCGCATACGTAGCTTGGTGCCTCGTGAGATGCGTCTGCAATGCGTGCATGTCCAGGAACTCGTCCCATGCGTACTGCGGGAACATGGCCATGATGACCCGCACGATATAGTACTCCCTGGTCTCCGACTCTTCGATGGCAGAGGGCCTCGTGAGGTCGTAGGGGAACCCGCCGGGGGTGTCGTCGATGTCCTCCGGTATGTTCGCCATCATCCGCTGGTGTATGTCGTCGACCGTGTTGTCGTCCAGGAAGTCCGGCCTGACAAATTCCGGCTGTGCCATCCTCTTTCGCCCCCTTTCCTCAGAAAGTCAGAGTGAAGTCGTCCATCGCCCTCGCCGTGACGCGGCACGAGCCCTCCAGCGAGTCCACTCCCCACTTGAATTCAAAGTCGCTCACTCCCAGGACCCTCGGGTTCGCCCTCAGCGCCTCCGTGACGGTCCTCTTTATCATGCTCTCGGCGGTGGCTCGCTCGGAACTGAACTTCATCGCCGTCTCGAGCTCCGTCCCCAGCTGGTCGCCGACTATGCCTGTGTATGCGAGGTGCCTGAACCTCTCGGTGCAGACCATCTTCGCACACCATGCCTTGAGGCCGGTCTCGCCGTCGCTCTCCAGCACCTCACCGCCCCAGCTCCGGGCGAAATCTCCCTTTTCGGGGTCCCATAGCGGGGACCTCTTGTATTCCTTGTCGTACCTGTCGCCGTCCATCTGCACGGCCGGCACGCTCACTTCCTCAGCCATTCGTCCCCCCTCTGTATCTTCCCTATTATGACCGGCTCGGGGTACGCCCAGCAGACCAGCACCCTGTCGCCGTCCCGCAGGGCTTCCAGGCCCTCGATCACGTAATAGTCGTCCGGCCCCATCGTGACCTGCAGGGCATCGGTCGTGAGATGCCCCCTCTTACCGATGGTGCCGAAATCCACTATTGCGTCCCTCTTCGCCGCGTCCTTCATCCTCAGCGTCAGCACCCTCGCCATCTCGCTGAATCCTCCGTCTTTCATAGCTGCCTCCTAATAGAACTGGTCGGCTGTCACCCAGCCGTTGACGGTGCTGGGCGCGCTCGTGTGGACGAGCTTGTAGGGGTAGGGCCTCTTCTTCGCTATCCTCGATATCTTCGCCCTGCCCGCGGGCGCCCTGAAGGTCTTGGATGATGCCTTCGAGGTCATGTGGTACTCCCCGCCCCTGAACTGGACGATGTCGCCCCTCACGTACTTCTTCTTCCTCTTCTCCCCCGCCGACTCATCGTCCACGTAGGCATTCGCCTCGGAGAACTCTATGTCCATGGTCATCGTGCGGCTGTCCGCGTTGTGCGAGACACCCGCCACGTCGTAGTAGCCCACGCTGCCCCTTATGTCGCAGTAGATCAGGTCCCCTTTCCTGAGGAAAGGTATGTCCGGGGTCTGGAGCGTTATGGACCTCTCGACCTTGCCCTTGGTGTCTATTATCTGCTCCGCCTCCGCCTTGGCGTCCTTCAGCTTCTGGTCCTGCTCGAGGTTCTTTATGACCTGCCTGATCCCGTACTCCGTCAGGCCGTCAACCGTGGCCTTCTTCTTCTCGCCCTTCTCGTCCATGATCTTGACCCTCGTGACGATGTTCTCGGTGCTGCGCCTCTCGTCTATCTGGATGCTGTTGTCGCCGTTGAAGAAGTATATGTCGTAGGTGTCCATGTAGGGGAGGATGTCGATGACCCCGTCCGCCGCTCTCATGAAGCACTTCTCGTCCCCCTTGTCATATGCCTTGTTCAGCATGTCTGTCGCTATGTCGGCTATGTACCTCGCCTGGAATATCATCTTGGGGAGCTTTATGGTCGGCCCCTCGTACAGCCCGATCGGAAGCTCCCATGCCTTGAAGAGCTTCTTTATCGCCTTGCTGGCGCTGGTGTTCTTTTTCACGATGTAATTGTCCTGGCTCTTCTGTATCGGGAAGAGGTCGTCGTAGCAGGTCGCCCTCAGGGTCTCATTGGAGAAGCTGGTGGAGGGGTTCCAGGACTCCACTTTCCCTCTGAACACCTCCCTCGTCTCCCCGCCTATCGTCACCGCTATGATGAAGAGCGACCCCAGCGTGACGAACTCGGACACGTGGCCCCATTGGGTCTCCGCGTCCCTCGCCGTGAAGGTGGCCTTCATGGAAAGCTCCCCCTTGGCCTCCTCCCACGAGAGGCTCGATATGTACTGGCTTATGTCCCTGGGGTTCCCGGTGTCCCCCAATATGATGCCGTAATAGGCGGCATCCGTCAGGCTTATGCCCATGCTGTATCGCCCCCTTCCTCATGGCAGCTTTATGACGGTTCCGGGGATGAGCCGGGCCCCCTTGTCCGCGTTCTTGTAGCCCGCGGCCTTGGCCGCCCGGTTCAGCACTTTCTTGTTCTTCTTCCAAATGCCGTTCCACAGGGACCCGTCGCCGTAGACCCGTATCGCTATGACCCAGAGGGTGTCGCCCTCCTTGATCTCGTAGTTCGTCCCGGAGAGGTCCAGCCTCGGGGTCCTGCCCCCTATGTGGAGCTTGTCCAGCAGCCCGTCCAGCACGTGGAGGTCCTGGGTGGTGTAAGCCATCAGGTTCTCGTACACGCTGAGCGTTATGCTGTACCTTATGTTGCCGTGGCCCCCGTAGGCCGACGGGCTGAATGACGAGATCGTGACGTCCTGGTTTATCCACGTGTCCGTGACTATGAGGTTCAGTACCGTGTCCTCGTCCATCCACTTGCGGAGTGTGTCCACGCACACGAGCGGCTCCTGCCACGCCCCCGCTGTCACGTATGGGCTGTTGGCGTGCTGCGCCCCATAGAACTCCCCCTCCCATGTGAACTCGTTAGCCTCCAGCCCCTTGGGGACCATCACGTTGCCCCTCGATATCACCGTGTAGGTCTGGTAGTGCGCCTCCTGCGATCCCCCGACCTCCTGCGGGAGGGAGGGGAAAGTGAAGGCCTCCTCGGGCCTGCCTACCGGCATTAGCTTTATCTCCATGTCATACCACCCCCGAAATCGGCATGTTCGGGAATATCTGAGCCAGCGCCTTCGCTATCCGCATCGCCGCCGCCTCTGATACCTCGTCCATGTGGCTCATGACCGCATCTACCGCCGACCGCCCATCGCTGTCGCCGCCCTCGATGTGGAACTCCTGCCCGCCCATGCTCACGTTTATCTGTACCGTCCCGGGCGCCCCCGCCGTGGCGGGTATAGGCTCGGGGATTCGTTCAGGCCCGGGCGCCGCATTCCCGGCGGGGGATGGGACAGGCTCGGGCCTGCCTATCACCCCGCCCTCAGCGTAGCCCGGGATCCCGAGGAGCTTCCCCGCCTGCTTCCAGACGCTTATGCCCCTCTGTCTCCTCTTGCCTGCCAGCGGTATTATCGCCTCTGCGCCGTCCTCTGCCACGAGTCCCATGTGAGGCGTGGTCATTATGCCTCCCTCTGCATGAGCTGCCGCCGATGAGGACGCCCCCCCGCCGGAGGACGATCCCCCGCCGGAGGACTTGGATCTAGAGGACGTGCCGACGGATGAGGATGCCGATGCGAGGCTCGCCTGAATCTGGGATATTGCGCTGTTGACCTTCTCGGCCACCGCCTGTATCGCCGCCTCTATGCCGGCCGTGCCGTCCCTTATGCCGTTCTCCAGCCCCTCCATCATGTCGAGCCCGAACTCGTGCATCTTCTCGATTCCCAGCTCTTCCTCCATCTTGTCGTTCGCCGTGTCGGTCATGTGCTGTGTCGCCTCGAGAAGCCCCTCGTTGGCGTCCTCGTCCGTGAGTCCCAGCCCCAGCCCCTCTATGAGCCAGATTCCCATCCTCTTCGTTGCCTCGGAGGGGGACCCTATCTCCAGTATGCCCTTCAGGCTGGACAGGGCGAGGTCGCCCATTTTTGTCATGCTCTCCGCGGCGGCTGCCGATCCCTCGTCCACGCCCTTTGCGAACCCGAGGGCGGTGAACTGCCCCGCCTCCACGTATGAGCCCTCTATGAGTCCCGCCGCCTGCGTGGGCAGCGCCTCCGACTGTGCGAATAATGCGTTGGCTTTCTGTATCTGCTCTGCGCTCATCTTGGAGAACGCATCAACGTACTTTGCGCCCTGCGGCCCCATGTCGCCGAGCTTCTGCAATAGCTTCTGGTCGACGCCCTTGAAGGCGAGGCCGTTGACCTTCATAGCCCAGTCCGTGACCCCCTTGACCTGGGACTCCATGTTGCTTATCAGTTCCGCTGGGTCCATCGCCTCGGGGGCCTCGAATTTGCTGAATATGTCCATCTGCCCCTTTATCGTCCCTGCGAGCGACTCGATGCGCTTGCCGAAGGCTTCCTTCAGCTTGACGGTCGTCTTGTCCGCGAGCTTCACGGCCGCATCCTCGGCTATGCCCATCGCGTTCAGTATGCCGGCCGCCACGCCCTGCGAGATGGGTTCGCCGACTTCCTTGGCCGCCTTCTTCGATGGGGAGTGGATGTCCAGGGACTCCTTCGCCGCCCTCAGAGACCTCTCTGCCGCCGACTTTGCGGCGGTCTCTATCCCGGGGATCCCGCTCTCTATCCCGGAGGCTATCCCCCGCGTCACGTTCATGCCGACCGATTCCCAGTCCTGGGACTCGAACGCAGAGGCCATGCTGGCCGCCGCGGTCTCCATCAGCCCTGTCGCTGTCGTGCTGAATCCCTCGAGCGTGGCGGTCATGGTCTCTGCGGAGGTCTGCACCGTCTCCGTCATGGACGTCATGGATTCCTGTATCAGCGCACTGGATTCCTCCACGCTGCCCTTCAGGGACTCCAGTCCCTCTTTTGCCCGCTCGTTCATCGTCTCCAGGCTGGATGCCGTCTCCTCCGCCGTGGATTTCAGCGCCTCCGTCTGCCCGCTTGCGGCCTCGCCTATCCCGGCGGCCGCCTCGGATGCCGTGCTTGCGGCGGCCTCTATCCCCTCGCTCGCCTCAGACAGGGACTCTTCGATTCCTGAGAGCTTCTCGTCAATGGTGCCGGCGACTCCGTCCAGGCTCTCCCCGACTGCGCCTTCTATCCCTGACAGGCTCTCTTCCACCCCGCCGGCTGCGGAGTCCAGCTTCGTGCTTGCGGCCTCGGCTATGCCCCCCGCCTTTTCCTCGGCCGTCCTCTGCGCTGTCTCCAATTGCCGGCTTATGACGTCCTCGATGCCTTTCGTCTTCTCTTCCGCTACTCTCTGCGCCGTGTCTAGCTGTCGGCTTATGACGTCCTCTATGCCCCCGCCCTGGGAGGGTTGCATCTCCGACATTCTGCTCTCTATTGCGCTCTTCGTGGCCTCGACCCTCCGGGCTATGGCATCCCCTGAATCGGGGGATTTCTGCAGCGCCGTCTTGTATGCCTTGTCGAGGCTGTCCGTCAGCGCGTTTTCTATCTCGCTGGCGTCCACTTTCCCGGGGAGGATCTCTATGGAGTCAAGCGTCCTTGAAGCCCCTGCGGATGGGAGCGTGAGATTTTCTCTCTGCGCCCTCGCATTGGCCTCCATCTGCCGGCTTATGGCATCGCTCGTGTCGAAGGGGGCTTTCTCGATATGCCCCGATGTGTCCCCTCTCCAGAGCTTCTCCCATTCCCTCTCCCGGATCCTCCTCGCCTTGTCGATGTTGCCCTCGCCCTGGGCTTGCCAGTCGCTGGATGCAGACCCTTTCCAGAGGTCTCCCCACATCATTGCGAAGGCCTTGCCCCAGTCCTTGTAGCTCTCCAGGGTGTTCTCCGCATGGTCCGGGTTGTCATGGGATATGTCCCCCGCCCATATTTGGTCGAAGAAACCGCCCTCGCCCAGCCAGCGGAAGTTCTCGTAGAGTCCCTTGTCCATGCCTTTCCCGAGGAAATTGCCCAGCATGAGGCCGCCTCCGATGGCCGCCGCTATCGCAGCAATGGGGGCGGCTATGCCGGCTATGGCCGCAAGGATGGACGACAGGGTGCTTGATATCGTCGCGAGGATTCCCGTGGCCGCCCCTGCGCCCGCCGCTCCGGCTGCTCCTGCGCCGACTGCCCCTGCGGCTCCTGCGGCCGCCGCGCTTGCGGCCGTCCCCGCCGTTCCCGCGCCAAGAAGGGCTGCGCCGCCCTTGACGAGACCCATGCCCATCTTGCCGAGCTTGAAAGCCCCCGCTCCTAGGAGCAGGGCGGAAAGGCCGCTCGTGGCCGAGGGGTCCTTCCCACCGGGGAGAAGTGTGGCGGCGTCCATCGTGACCGCCTTCATCCCCTCCTTTATGGCTTCCATTATGGCTTTCCCTACTTTCTCGCCCTCGAAGCCCTCTGCGAACCCGCTGGCGAACGACTTGGCGATGCTCTTCCCGTCATCGAACGCCCCTGTCGCGTCCATGCCCAGCAGGGCGAGTATGCCGGTCTTCAGCCCGGTCCCGAGGGCGTTCCCGATCTCCCCCGCTTTCTTCGCAGCCCATTCCTGCCCGCCGCCGCTCCACCACTCGTTGAACGGCTCCGCTATGAGCCTGTCCCATGCGAGGTGTACCTTGCCGAAAAAGTCGGCGTTCTTCCACTCGTCGGTCGCCCTCAGCTCATCGAATGCCTTCTTCGCCTCGCCCACCTTAGTCTTTATGAAGTCGATGCCCTTGGTGAGTGCGTCCTGGATCTGGGGCATCTCGCCCGTCACCCAGTCCACGGCGTCCTTCGCTATCGGCCCCAGGCTCTCGTACAGCGACAGCTGCAGCTCCTGCGCGGCGCTGCCCAGCTTCTTCAATGACCCCTGGAGGTTGTCGTTCATGGTCTCCGCCATCCTCGCCGATGCCCCATCGCAGTTGTCTATGGAGCCCGCCAGCTTGTCGAAGTCGTCCTGCGAGGCGTTCACGACCGCGAGCCACCCCGACATCGCGTTCGTCCCGAATATCGCCCCCGCGGCCGCCCCCTGCTCCGCCTCATCGAGACCCCCGAGCTTGTCCCTGAGCTGCACCATCATCTCCCGCATGGAGTACATCCTGCCCTCGCCGTTGGTGAGGGATATCCCGTACTTGTCCATCGCCTCCGCCACCTGCTTCGTGGGCTTCACGAGCCTGGCGAGCCCGCCCCTTATGGCGGTGCCCGCCGATGAGGCCTTGATCCCGGCGTTGGCCATCAGGCCTATCGCTATCGCCGTGTCCTCGGCGCTGTACCCGAGCGCGCCCGCCACCGGCGCCGCGTACTTGAAAGTCTCGCCCATCATGCCGACGTTCGTGTTGGCGTTGCTGCTGGCCTGCGCCAGCACGTCGGCGAAATGCCCGGACTCATCCGCCTTCATCCCGAAGGCCGTGAGGGCGTCCGTGACAATGTCGGAGGTGGTGCCGAGGCTCTCCCCGGAGGCGGCCGCCAGGTTCATTATCCCCTCTATGCCGGCCTCCATCTGGTGCGGCTTCCACCCCGCCATCGCCATGTAGTTGAACGCATCGGCCGCGTCCTTTGCCGAGAACTGGGTCTTCGCGCCCATCTCCCTCGCTTTCGCCGTCAGCATGTCGAGGTCCGCGCCCGTGGCACCGCTCACCGCCGATACCTGCGACATCGCCGCCTCGAACTCCGCCCCGGTCTTCAGCGTGTCGCCCAGCCCGAAAGATATCCCGGCGGCCCCCGCCGCCGCTGTCAGGGGGTTCGCTATCATCCCCCATATCTTCTTGAAGGGGGCGGTCACCAGGTCCTTCGCCTTCATCGTGACCGTCCAGACCTTGCCCGCTATCTGCTTGCCCTTTGCCGCTACCGCCTGGATCCCCTTGGTGGCCATGTCCTTCAGGGTGCAGGCCACCTCCAGCTTGGACTTGCCCCGCATCCCCTGCAGCTGCCTCTGGAGGTTCATCATGGAGCGCTCCAGGTTGCTCACGTTCCTCTCCGCGCCGTTGGCGCCGCTGGCCGTCTCGTCCGTGACCCTCGCCACCACATCAATGACCGTGACTGCCTCGCTCATCTATGACTCGCCTCCTTCCTGCTTTCTATCGTCCTATCCTCAGCACGGGGGACTTCGCCTCCGCCGCCAGCTCATAGAGGGTGTACTGGTCGTACAGCGCCCTCTCGCCCGGGGGCAGGGACAGATAGTCCCTGATGGTCCCGATCTTGGGGAACCTCTCGCAGACCTTCATCATGAGGAAGGTCCGCCCCCGCGCCTCTATGAGTTTTTTGCCAGCTCTTCCCCGCTCGTCTCGGAGTCGTCTCCGTAGCCGCTTATGTCGTTGATGCGGTCGATGACCCGCTCCTTCTCGCCGGGCAGTATCGTCCTGTCCACGACCTCCCAGCCCTGCAGCACGTTGAAGTGCTCCTGTGCCTTCTTGCTGTCCCACAGCTTCTTCCTGTCCTCGTTGACGGTCGCCGTGTAGATGAGGAGGGATCGGAACTTGGACATATTGGTCTCTATCTCGACCTTCGGCTGGTTCTTCCGTCTCTCTGCGTACCGCGTCGCCTGGGAGTAGCACCATCTGCTGTCCTCCTCGCTCAGGGGCCTTATCCTGAACTCGAAGAACACCCTGCCCTTCCTCTTTATCTGGATCCTCTCGTAGGATTCCTTGCTCTCTATCTCGTCGCCGGAGTCTATCAGCCCCTGGAGCAGGTCCCTCTCGTTCATCAGGATCTCCTCCTGCGTGAGCGCCTCCGCCCCCGCGGGCTGCTCGTCGAATTGCTCCGGCAACGTGTTCTTCTCAATGGTCATCCCTGCCTATCCCCCTTTCCGTCAGCCGTTGCCAGCCGACCCGTCCGCGTTCGCCTGCTCCTGCCCGGCCTCCGCCTCGGCCGCCGCGAGGTCGCCGAACTTCTCGACCATCTCGGGCGATGCGTTGATCCTGAAGCTCCACGCCCTCTTGATGATCTCGCCGGGGGTGAGGTTCTGGAGGTCTATCGTGCCGTCAGGCACGCAGTTCCTGTAGACTATGCGCTCGACCTCGCCGTCCCTCCTGCGGAGCTTGCCGGTGAAGTCGAAGCCCGGGAAGTAGCCGTCCCTTATGTTCTGGATCAGGCTGGAGAGCATGACGTCGTCCCTCACGACCGCCTCGGTGAGGGTGAGTGTCAGGCTGTAGCCCGTGTTGACCGCATAGATCAGGGAGCTCCCCACCGGCTGGTAGTCCACGTTGGTTGGCGACAGCTGCACCTGGAACGTGTCCACCTCCGCCAGGAAGATGTCGTTGCCCTCCGGGTCCGTCACGTATAGCTGCCCGTCCTTGCCGCTTATCAGCTTCCTCACGTCAAGTATGCTTTGATCGTTCAATCCATTCATTCTTCATATCCTCCTAATCAGGACTCCGGCGAGAAGCGGAACCTGAAAGCGTAGTAAAGCTTCTCCAATGCGTCTATGTCGTCCGCCCTGACCACGAACCATGCGCTGTCGCCCTTGGGCGGGTTGCTCGGGTCTATCGTGACCTGCGCCCCGGTCAGCAGCTTCTTCTCCGCCACCATGTTGTTGCAGACCCCGTTGGACAGCTTTATGATGGTCGCCCTGCCGTCCGGGTCGTTGTTCACCTTGCCCACGAGGGGCTCGACCGTGTCGTTTATCCTCTGGAACAGCTCGAAGCGGACCTTCGTCCTCTTGATCTTCTTCCAGCCCTCGTCCTCCTTCGCCCCGGGGGAGACCAGCGTGTTGATGCCCTGCTCCACCCACACGATGCCGGCAGCCGACGTGCTGAACGTCACCATCCCCGCCTTTATCGCCTTCTCGTACTGGCTGTTGGTGAGCCTTTCCGTGAGGTCCGTGGCGCCGCTGATCGCCGTGTGGGTTATGCTCTCGTTGCTGGGAGTCCCCGCCACCAGCCCCGCTATATATGCGGCGGCCTTGTACCCCTCGTGGGTCGCTCCCGATGTGTCCGTGTAGCCGTTCCCCACATATATCATCTTGTAATCGTTCAAGGCCTGCGCATGGGACAGCCGTGTTTCAAAAGGCACGGTGGAGGGCTCTCCTACTGCGGCCATTGCGAATTTCCCGTCCTGGTACACCCTTGAGAGGTACAGCTGGAGCATGGCGTGGACTGTCGGCTCGTCCGTGTCTATCGCCATCACGTTCCATCTGTAGGGCTCGGCGAGCTCGAAGGCCTTGTCGTATGCCGCATTGTTCACTGTCGGGTCCGTCCCGCCGGTGACTGCCGCCTGCGTCACGGTCTTCAGCGCCGCCTCGCTGTCCGCTATCTTCGTGAGGTTGAAGTACTCGCTCCCCTGCGCCGCGAATGCCGCGATCAGGGCGGCCACGCTGTTGTCGGAATTCGAGAAATCCAGCTTCTCGATCTCGTCCGTGCCCTCGCACAGGAGCAGCTCCGTCATCGTCGCGTCCGCCGCCGTCGGGCGGATCGTCACCGTGAAGGCCCTGCTCCCGGGGTACTTCATGGTGAGCCTCACGACCGCTTTCGGCTCATCCGCTGCGTCCATGATGTCGTATGATGCGTTTGTGCCGCCCGTGCCTACCCTTATGGCGTGGACGATGGTCGCCCCGCCCTTGAATGCGTTGAGCGGGACGACCGTGGTGCCGGCCTCCCCTCCGTCCCCGTAGGCCTTGGCTATCTCATTGTAGCCCTCGAGGGTCCTGGCCTCTCCCAGCGGCCCCCAGTTGGAGCGGAAAATCGCCGCCACCTTTCCGTTGTCCGCCCCCGCCACCGGAGGGGTGCCGCTGTTCTCGTACCTGTAGTAGACCCCCGACCTCGTCTTGGTCTCCCCTATGGTGAAAAATGATGCCATCTCACCTCACCTCCCTTTCCGCGAAATCCCTGACGACCGCTCTCGCCTCGTCAACCGTAGCCTCTTCCTTCCCCGCCGCCCTGAGCGCCACTATGACCATCTCGGGCGTGGCCTCGAACAGCTTCTCCGAATGAGCCGCGAGCTCATTTATGGGGTACCTGGCTTCATCCATGATATGGGTCCTCCTTCTCTCTCTTCAATAAGGTTGTTTATTGGCTGCGCCGCCCTCTCTCTCATGGCAGAGGACAGCGCGCCGTACCTGCCAATCAGCTTCATCTGCCCCTCCCTCAGTTCGTCCGCGCCGTGGTGTATCTCGATGCGCTGTATGAACATGGGGCTCTCATCATCGAGGATCACCTCGCCGTCTGCCTGCGCCCTCTCGATGATTGCTTTTGTCCACCTGTTCCTCTCCTGCACCGTGCCGGCGATTATATGGGCGGCGAAAGTCCCATCGTACCATGTGACCGCATAGCTCTGCCGCGCGGTGCTCGCCGTCCCCTCGAACCTCCAGTATATCGCCGGGTTCTCGTCTGTCGGCTTCCAGGCGTCCTCCATCCGGTCGTAGCCTATGATCCTCATGCCCGGGAAGTTCAGCCTCGTCCATGCGTTCAGCCCCGCTATGGGGTCCGGGCTGAACGTCGCCTGCTCGGGGAACGCCAGCAGGTCGAATGTGGCCGTCACCCCGAACACCTCGGGCACGGTGTCCTGGAGGCTGTTGCCGCCCTCGTAGTCGAACGGCCATGACCTGTCCCATGATATGCAGACGGTCCCCATGTCCCTCGACTGGAAGAACGTGCCTGACATGAGGTCTATCAGCCTTTCCTCTATCGCCCTGTCGGGGTCCTGCTCCCCTATCGGGGGGCATTCTGTCGTGACCCAGATGTTCGCCGTGAGGGTGCCGGCCGCGTTCCTCTCCGGGTCCTGCCTCGTGTCCACGGTGAAGTCCGCCCTCGGGTACTTCCCCGCCCCCCATTCGGGCCTGCTGTCCCTCGGGGATTTCTGGTAAAAAAAAGCAGGCATGCCGCCGTATCTCGCCAGCATCCCCGCCATCTGCTCGTCCTGCATCGCCCTCTCCCGGATCAGGCGGCTCAGGCTCTTCCTCGTTGTCAAAGTCCTCATTGCTCGTCCTCCGGCTCATGCCCAATGTGGCTGAAGTCGTCCGTCCACCATATCTCCCATGCCCCGATCGCCACGTCCGCCGCCGTTATGTCCAGGTAGCTCGTGGCGTTGTTCTGCGCGTTGCAGTAGAGGACTGTCAGCTTGTCGGGCGTCGCTTCCGTCACGAACCCGTTCCTCGCCGCGGAGTCGCCTGCCCTGATCAGCCGTATGCAGTCGCCCCGGGCTATCTGCCCCAGGTCGAACACTTTCTTTGTCTCGTCCTTTATCAGTGCCATCGTTGCCTCCCGCTCATACGTTGTACGGCCTGCTGTATATCTCCTGGATCTTCGGCAGCGCCCTGTCTATGACTTTCTGCTTGTAGGGCCTGGGCTTTATCTTCCCGCCGGGCGACCCGTTCTCCAGCATTTCCCCGAGGGCTATGCCGCCCGCCATCTCGTGGCTCTCTATGGCCGCCACGGCCTTTAGCCCGTTCCCCGAGCCCTCCACGTGGACGTGGGTCCCCCAGGAGTTTCGGAAAGCCCCGGTCCTCACTGCCGGCGGCTCGCCCGGTGCGGATGCCTTGTAGTACCTGGATGTGTGCGGCACCCGGTATCTCCTGCCGCTCCTGTCGCCCCTCAGTACGAAGAGCGATGAATTCCTGAGCTCGTTCGCCGCCCTGTAGGTCCTCTGGGCGACCTCTTTCTTGACCCCCGCGAGGGTCGTCTCTATCGTCTTGCCTATGATCCGGGATGCGTTGCCCCATGCGGTTCTCGCCATCAGATGTCGCTCCTTTCGTCGCAGTAGTAGATTGTCCAGTGGCTTATCCCGCCCGGGTCGTAGGGCTGCCCCTGCACTATGTAGCGGGACTCCCCCCGCTCTATCGAGTCGCCCGGGATTATCTTGAACGCGGGCGCGCCTTGCTGGATTATCTTGTGCGTCACGGGGTGCTCCAGTTGCCCCCACCGCTCCCGCTCCTCCGGCTTCGCCGCCGCGAGTATCGCCTTGATCTCGCCGATCTTCTCCCTGCCGTTGTCCATTATCCTCCCGCTGTCGGTCCTGCGGACCCCCGTGCGGAATACCTCGAACTTCCTCAGCTCCTGGCCCGGCATCAGGAACACCGCCCCTGTGAACATCCCCGCCCTCCTATGTTGTCATCTTCCTGAAAGGGGAATCTCCCGCGCCGGGCATCGCCCTCGGGTTGGACTTCATCTCCTTGTGGAAATAAGGCGGGGTGTCCGTTAACGAGGGCGCCATGGTCGGCACGGATGCGAGCGCCAGGACTTCCTTCTTCAGCCTGTCCCTCATGTCCAGCCACCGCTTTGCCCTCTCGCCGAAGCTGTAGCTCAGGACGTCGATCTTCATGTCCACCATGTACTGCATCTTCAGGCATATGGCCTCGAGGATGCCCAGCTTGGCGAACATCCACGCCTTTTTCCCTTCCTTCAGCCCCATGAGGTACGCATCGTACTCCTCGTCGCAGAGGGCGCAGGTGTCTCCCCCGCCCTCGGTCATGGTGTCCCCGAGCTCGAACCTCATCTGGTCCTTTCCCCTTCCCTTTATCATCGTCGGGTCGTAGCTGTATGTCATGCCCCGCCCTCCTTATCTCTTATGGGTCCTCATGTGCGCCGTGAGGGCGTTGATGTTCTTGCAGACCTTCCCGCAGACCTCGCACATGAATTCTGTGGGGATGCCTCCGCCCTCATGGCCCTCTGTAATGCCGTTATTCGCCCACGTATCGGCGTTCTCCGCCATTTCTTGAGCATTTATGCCATCAGGGAGCTTGTCGCCCTCTATGGGCGCAATAACCGCCTCTGAGGGGGTGTCCGTAGATTCCCCCTCGATATTGGCGCTTATGTCCGTGAGGATGATCTTCCCCATGTCGAGGAGCTTGCGGGTCATCCCCGGGTCTATGACGGCATCCGGCACTATCTCGCCTATGCGGTAGTCCCTGTCGAACCGTACCGGCCTGTTAGCTATGTATGCCATTCGCCGCCCTCCTTATATCGAGAAGCCCGCGCTCACCGCCCCCGAGAGGAATATCCCGAGGTCCGCGCTCGTGACTTCCGGGTCCGAGCAGAGCAGCCCCTCGATGAACTCAGTATGGGTCGATGCCTCCCCGAGGTACTGCTGCACGGAGGTGTACTGGCCGTTCCCCAGCATGTCCCAGGTGAAGGTGTACCCCGCGCTGGGCTCCTCTATGCTGGGCGCGCTAGTGGTGTACACCAGGAGGGCATCGTTCGGGCTGCAGATGAACTTCAGGTCGTCCTTTGCCCCGTATGCCGCTGCGTTATGCACGCCCTTCGCCACCACTATCTCATCCAGCCCGAAGAGCTGCGCCAGCACGTTCGCCGTCACGTTGGCGGGGTTCGCCTCGCTGCCCTGGTACTTTATCCTGTCGAGTATCGCCGCGTTGAGGGTGAGCGCCACGAATGCGTTGACCCCGAGGACTAGCTTGTTCGGCTCCCTCAGCCCCATCAGGAGCATCTTCACCCTGAATTTCTGGAAGTCCTGGACGGGGTCGCTGTTGGCGTTGTCGAACGTGTAGAACTGGCCCTCCCCGGGGGCGGAGTCCACTCCCGTGTAGACGGTCGACCAGCTCTCCTTCTTGAAGTACTTCCCCGCCCACACCCTGTCGAGGTGGATGTTCATCTGCTCCGCCACCCAGCGGACCTTGTTCCTCCTGGGGTCTATCACCGCCGGGGCGTTCGTCCGCTGGTAGTCGAGGCTCGATATCTGGTCCACGCCGGTTATTACTTGGTCTACCTCGCAGTGGTAGTACTTGTCCCTCTTGCCGTAGATGCCGGGGGACACGTGGCCGTACTCGGGCTTCCTCGCCATGTTGTCCCTCGCGAGGTCCCCCTTGTCGAATTCATAGTAATGCGCGCTGCTCGTCGGCACCGGCACTATCGGGAACACCTTCCTCGCGACGAACCCGTCCGCGTTCTGGAAGTACGCCAGGCATAGGTTCGTGAGGTAGAGGTGGGGCTTGAATGTCCCCTTCTGGATATTGGCCTTCAGTTCTTCGGTAGTCATTGGCATTTTGTTTTCCTCCCTTTTTTAAGATGCGGGGGCGTACCCGCTCTTGGTGATCTGCACCTGCACGAGCTGCCCTGCGGCCTCCGCCGCCGTCATTGCGAACCCTAGGATGAATTCCCCTCCGGCTGCGGTCTTGAGCTGCCCCGTCGCGGTCACCGCCACGGCGTCCCCTTTTGCGATCGCCGCCGAGGCCTCCCCTAGCCCGATGTCCTTAATGAGGACGTCGATCTCCGTCCCTGCCGGTATCTTCCCATCCGTGCCTCCGGGCGCATCGGAGAGGACGAAGCCCAAGGCGGGGCCGCCCGCAGTCGGCAGGTCGAGATTCCCGTCCTTGTCGAACGCCACCGCTTTATGTGGCGCTCCTGTCATTTCCTTGGCAGCGGCTCCCCTGACGGTTGCGCTGTTGTTCACGAAAGCGTTGAGGTATTCTTTCGCCATTGCTCTCCCTCCTTATCCCATGTATTCCCTGTCGTACTGCTCCGCGAGCTCGGGGTTCTCTTCCCATGCCTTGATTACGGCGTCTGGGCTGCTCATTCCGTTCGCGGCCGCTTTGGTGACCTCTGCCGCCTTGACCATGATGGTCTGTTCCGTCCCCGCTCCGCCGCTCATGTTGCTCCCGATCTCCGTGAACATGCCGCTCTTGTTGACCGTGTTGAGGTACTCGTCCATCAGGGATATGAACTCGTCATAGGCGGTACCGCCGGCCTTCTTCAGCTCGTAGAGCTTCGGTGCCAGCTCGTCCGCTTTCTTGCCGATTAGCTCGTACTTCCTCGCCACCGCCGCGAGCCTCTCGATTTCCAAGCTCTTCTTAAGTTCCTCGATCTCCGCATCCCTCTTCTTCGCAAGCTCCTGGAAGTCGGCGAGCGCCTTCTGCACCTCAGGGTGCATGGACTGCGCCTGTGCCTGTGCCGCTCCCGCTCCCGCTTCCGGCTGGGCCTGCTTCTTCACTTCGGGCTCGGGCTTCTTCGCTTCCTTGCCCTGCTCTCCCCCCTCGCCTTGGCCGCCGTCTCCGTTGCCCGCTCCGTACTTCTTCTCGAGCGACTCCAATGCGGCCTGGTCCTCGGGCGTCATCTTGCTCTTGTCAAACATGGTATCATCCTCCTTTTTGACCGTTGCTGGTTGTGGCTCCGGACCGCCGTCCGGGCCTTGGTTCTCCAGCAGCTTGTTTAATGCCGTCTGCTCTGCGGCGGATTTTTGTATGCCTGTGTCTGGGTCCTTTGCGCTCTTGCCGTCCGTCCACAGGGGCACGGCGGCGCCCATGGCCTCCCCGAACTCGCTGAGGCTCGTGAGCATCATGCTCTTCTTCGCCTCGGTTCCTAGGTCCTTCTCTCTCAGGATGCTTGTCAGGCTCTCGGAGAGGGCGAAGCAGAAATCGTACATCTCGCTGACTATTGCGTCCATCCTCTCCCCGTCCAGTTCCTCGGAGAATGTCTTGGGGTCCTTCTTATCCACGTTGACGCTCTCCGCTTGTCCCTGGCTGTCCGTCTGGAACTTCTTGGAGAGCCAGCCATGGAGCTTCTCGAGCATCCCCTTGTCGGTGTCATCCTCCAGTTCCCCGCTCTTGCGCTTGTAGAGCCTGACGAACGCATCGGGGTTCGCCCCCTGGTCCACCAGGTCGACGCTGTCGATCTTCATGTCTACCAGCTTCGTTTTTCCCATTTAGCCCCCTTCCTGTGGGATCCTCGTTCCTTTCCCGCCGATCGAGAACATCGAGTATTCCCCGCTCTTTATCTTCTCCCAGACCTCATCGTCGTCTATCCTGAATCCTATCCACCAGCCCTCGGGCAACACTTCCGGCGGTATTCCGAGCGCTGCGGCTTTCTCTTTCGTGAACACTGCGCTCTCGACCACCCTGCCTACCCCTCCTCTTACGTGCATCTCCCCGGCTGTGCCGAAGTCCGCCACGTAATCGTATGCGGCCTTCTCCAGGTCCTCGGGGTCTATGATGTCCTCCTGCCAGTCCACTATCTGCTCGCCGTCCGCCCTTATGGCCACGTTCGCCCATCCGAAGACAAGCCGCTTGTCATCGTCCGACTTCATTATGGCGAACTCTCGGGGCCTTTCCCTGGCCTTTGCTATCTGGTTGAATGTCTTAGCTCCCATCTACGCCCTCCTGTCCTGCCGACAGCCATTGCCTCCATACCTCCGCCGCTTTAGATATCCAACGTTGTCTAAAAAAATTGAAGCCACCGCTTATTGCGATGGCTTCACCTTGGACCCTTTAGATTTTATTCTATGAATTCCACTGGGTACAGCTTGCCGTATTCAGTCACTTCCATGACGGCCCTGTTGTATCTTATCGCCGCGCTGAGGACGGAATTAAAATTCTCATTCAACGACCCTCCGCAGACTGGACAGTTAAAGTCATTCTTGAACTGGGCGGTCGTGCTGCATATAATCTCGGTGTCGCATTCGACGCACCTTATCCTCATTTTTGAAATCATCCTCATGCTCGATGCTCCTTTTTACGATACAGTAATCTCTACTCCCTCACCCAGCAACTCAAACAGGTTCATTCCCATGAACCACCTCTTCTTCATGGCTGTCTCAGAATCTTCACAGATAGTCTCATTGTCCCCGCACCAAAGGAGGTATTCTTTTTTGCTGTTGCTTACTTGCGGCATCACGCCGCAATGACTCTCTGACACCATGAACGATAGGTCGTTGCAACAGTCATCCAATATCCTCTTAATACCTGTAGTGTCCATCATAGCATATCCTCATTGTCTTTTCTTTCCTGTTCCGACAGATTCCTTGTCGTCCTGTCTCGCAATGTGCCATCTGAATTCCACGTATATTCATGCGCATGTTCGCCATGTTCACCGAAAGGGTGGTGTTTTGCGTTTCCATGGTTATGGTTCGTTATATCTATTGACTTGCGTCCGTCAGAGCCGTAGTATGTCCTTGTTTCCGTTTTTCCGTCAATTCCCAAATGGTCTATGACATCGTAAGGATTCGCAGACTTCGGTGTTCCTTCTTGACCCTCCACGATTCTCGTAATACTCAAACCGCTAATTATGATATCGCTTTCATTCGGAACTGTCAAGGTATCCGAATAATCATTGTGTTCTGCTGGTTCATTTGTTTCTACAAATTGCCCAACACCTATGCCCGTCCCCTCGATCTCCTCATACGCCACGGCGCACCTGCAATGCGGGTGGAGCGGGGGCAGCATCACCCCGCAGCTGAAGTAGTCGTTGATGTTGACCGACTCGCCGTCCATCTTCTGGCAAGTCTCGCACATCCTCCCGGAAATGGCGTCGCCGGCATTGACCCATGTCTTGACGCAGTCGCCGATGAATCCCTGCCTCTGCGCATCCAGCGTGGCCCCGTAATGCCCCGCATTGTATGCGTATGCCATCTCCGTCCGGGCTATGCTCATCGCCCTGTAGCGGTGCTGCCTTGCGGCGTACCTCGCGGCCGCCTCCTTCGCCTTGCCCTCCGCCGTCAGGAGCTTCCTCGGGTTCTCTTTGAGGTAGGCTTCCTTGACCTTCTCCCTATACCTCATGTTCGCCAAGGCCTGCGGCTTCGTGAGTCCTATGCACGGCCTTATCATCCTCGCCGCCTCATCGGGGGTCGCCTGCGTGTAGCCGGTCACGTGCCGTATCATGGCATTGACGGCATCCCTCTGCTCCATGGAGAGGTTCGTCACCAGCTCCGCCCCGTGCTCCCTTGCGAAACGCGCCGACTCGCTCAGATGCGGCTCGTAGAGGAAACCGGGGTACATCCCCGCCATCTCCTCCGCCGCCTCGTCCGCCGCTTCCTGGAACTTGGGAAGGAGCTTCTCGCTCACCATCCTCGAGTAGTCCCTTTGCCAGGCCTCTATCTGGTCTTGGCTTATCGCCCCCGCGAGGTAGGCCTCCCTGATTTCCTTGTAGGTTACGGCGTTCTCCTGCCCCTGCCACATCCGCAGGAGTATCTCGATGACGTCCGGCTCCTCCCTCTCGAGGAAGGACCTCAGCTTCTCCAGGAGGGGCCTGTGCTTCTCGCCGGGCTTTCTGCCGGCCTTGATGACTGGTTTCGCCCTCGCTTTCGTGAACCGTATCATTTGTCGCCCTCCGGCTCCTCTCTTCCGTCATCGGCGGCGGTCGGTGTTTTCTTCGGTTTGCCCTCTGCGCCGCCTGATCGGCTGTTCCTCACGCCTGTCGCCATTTCCATGATTCCCGCCAGTTCCTCCTCGCTCATCATGCTGAGCGCCGCTTTAAGCTGGTCCGCATTCGCTGCCTGCTGCCCATAGGTGGTGTCATAGTCCCTTTCAGGGAGGGACGCCGCCATCCGCAGGTAGTCCTCCATGCCCTCATCGGGATTTATTGCTCCAATGCCCACCATCTTGGACACATAATCTCCGAGCTGTCCGAGGTCCTGCGTCTCTATGTCCCCATGGACCAGCTTCGGGTAATCGGTCATTCCCTTGAAATGGTCGCCGTTGATGTCTATGAGCCTCGGTATCGCCTGGTTGTTGAATGTCTCGCAGATCATGTCCAGGAAGGCCCCCATTGCCACGCCGAATATCTCCGTCTTGTCGCTTGACAGGGCGAAGCTGCCTACTTTCTGGTGCCCCAGGAGGACGAAGTCCGCGAGGGCTGTCATTGCCATCCTGGTGTCGTACCGTTCTATGATCTGGTTCGTGTCTATCTGCCTCCTGCCCCCTGTGGCCGTCAGCGTGAACTTCCATCCGTTTCCGAGCACTATCCCTTCCCTCTCGTCCCTCCGGACCCCCTGGACGATTGCCTCCGCTTTGGCCAGTTCTTCCTTGTATTCCTCGCTCCAGATGTCCACTCCTTCCGGCGCTTCGAGGACTGGCAGGCCTGCAAGGTCCCTCTCTATGCCTATGCCCTCTATCTCCTGGATACGGCGCTTGAAATACCAGCCCCTATAAGCGTTCCTGAGTATGCTCCTGCCCTCCGGGTTCGCCTTCCGGCTCTTGGTCTTGAAGTGGATCGCCTTCTCGATGGGTATGAACACCTGCTCGTAGTTGGGCGGGGCGCACTGCACCAGCCCTGTCAGGTTGTCCCGCTCATCGTATTTCCATTCCCAGAGCGTGTCCTGCGAGCGGATTGGGAGCTTCCTCCACCCTATCAGCCCATCGTCGTATTTGCTCCTGGTCTCGGGGTTCCTTGTGTTCCCCATCCTTCGCTTGTAGACTATCTCGTGATAGCTCCACCCATAGGTCAGGAACGATAGCGCCTCGGATATGAAGTCGCTCCACGTCTCTTCCATGTCGTCCATGCAGGACCGGACGAAATCTGCGGCATCGATGTCTGCCTGTTCCGTCCCTGCCTCCTGTATGCTCCATTCGCTCTGGCGCATCAGCATCTCGGTGGCGAACAGTATGGCCCCTATGACGTCGTCGTTCTCGGACATCTCCTTGTAGGCCTCGATGCCCCTCCTGCCCTGGAGCTCCCGCAGGAACTCCTCGTATATCCAGCCGGTGTTGAAACGGTACAGCCCCGTCCGTCCGTACTCCCTGAATTTGTCCACCGCCATATCTTCCCCGCCTCTCTTTCCGTGTCATCTGATTCCCCGCCAGTAGCTCTCCTTCGTCATGTCGCTGCCGCCTATACGCCCCATCGGCTTGTCCATCAGGTAGAGTATGCCCTGCACCAGTGCATCCACCGTGTCCTTGTATGTGCCTTTCGGGAACATGAGCAGGTCTTTTATCAAGTCCTCTACCCATGGGTGGGTCATCGGATCGGGAAAGTGTATATTTCCGGCTTCGAAGTAAGGCGTGACGCTCATAGCCCTTTCCTCTTTGCTCCCTTTCGGATTGAACTCGACCATACCCGGTATCTCCTTTTTGAGCGTGTTCACAATGGCGGGCCCATTTGCCTTGTTCTCCACCACCTTAGCCCTGGCCGACTTCCATTTCCCGGACAGCGTGCGCACCGCCGCCACGCTTTCCGTGAAGTCCATCTTGTCGTTGACCAGGTCTTTTAAGTATATGTCTGCCCCATGCTTCCCCATGACGAAACCGGCTACTTTTGCGCTGCCCTCGCTCTTGGTGAATGCCATGTCCCAGCTCTGTATGTCTGAAGTTTGCGGAGCCTTCGTGTAGAAGTTGTGCAGCCACTCCCTCTTGAAGATCACGCCCTCTGCTGGTGCTGGTGTCTGTTGAAACTGTCCCGCAAACTGTGCGCTCCCCATCGACTTCTTCAGGTCGCTGAGCGTATCCATGTCAAATCGTCCCTCGTTCAGAACGTCTCCCGGCTCCCGGATAATCTCTTTTCCGCTGATTGGGAATGTCACGACCGTTCTTTCCTCTGCTATCGCCGGCAGGCAGAGGTGTTCATATCCGAGATCCTCGCTCAAAATATGGCCGGTCAGGTCTCTTTCGTGGAGCCGTTGCATAATGACAATAAAAACGCCCGTTTTTGGGTCGTTCAGTCGGGATTGCAGCGTGTTCTTGAAAAAGTTCACGCTGGCTTCTCTTTCGGTCTCGCTGTTAGCCATAAGCGGGTTTTGTGGGTCATCAAGGATGATCACATCGCCGCCCTCGCCCGTAATCGCTCCGCTCACCGACGTCGAAATCATGAAGCCCTGGTGGTTGTTCTTGAATTCGTTTTGTCGGTTCACGTCATCTTTCAGACTGAAAACCCCGCCCCAGTTCCTCTGGTACCATGGGCTGTTGATGATGTCTCTGGCTATGATGTTGTGCTTTCGGCTTAATCCGTCGCTGTAGCTGACCTTTATAAAACGTTTCTCCGGGTGCTTGATCCATGTCCACGCTGGATAGCACACCGTCACTTCAAGGCTTTTCATGTGCCTGGGTGGGATATTTATTATGAGACGCTTTATCTGCCCCTCGTTGATGGCCTCCATGTACTCCCCTATGAGGTGTATGTGCCAGTTGTCAACGTAGGTTATCCCCGGCTCTATCACTGACCACGCCTGTTCTATGAATGCGGGCAAGGACCTTTCTGCTTTTTCACGGGCTATCTGGCCTTTGAGCCTTTTGACTGTCCCCGGATTACTCAGGAGCCAGCTTGTTGATGAGCTCATCCAGTTTTTCCAGGTCCCTGTTGGTCAGCCCGCTCAAGTCGATGTTCTGCAATTCGACAACGGATTCCGTGCGAACATCCCCCGCGATGGTGTGCTTTCCTTCCGTCTTTTCGGTAGGCTCTCCCCGGCTTATCCTTTCCAGTTTGGAAGCAATGTCAACTATCTTCGTTATATCGGACATGGTGAGTTCATCATCCGGTATCTTTGATAATCCCTTCAGGGCTTTTACGAGCATTGATTGGGCGATATCTGAATGCCGTTTCCGCATCTGGACGATTCCCTTGGTCAGATCCTCCCTTACGAGCCTGTCCTGCTCATCGTCCCATGCGTCCGCCCTGATTTTCCAATTCCATCTCTGGTTCCATTTTTTTATTGTGTTTATGGAATAAGGAGTCCCATCGGATTTCAGGTGTTTTTGTAGCAGTTTTGTTAGGCTTCTTTTCACCCTCCCGGTACCCATGTCCCTGTATGCACAGAATGCATTGAAAGCCTGTTGCTGCTCCCCTTCCTGTCTTTCCCATGGTAAAGGCTCCGCCGGCGGTTCATATGCTGTTTTTTTCGCCATAAGCCGTCACCTCATTCCCGTCTGCCGCCCATTCGCCGCCTCGTTCGCATAGTTCTGGTAATCCACCGGCACTTTCTCTGCGCCGAAGAGCAGGGCGGCCTTCAGCCTTCCGTGGCCGCTCACCACGTACCCGCTCCTGTTGCTCACTGTTATGGGCTTTCTCCATCCTGTGGACTGGATTATGTACGCCAGCGCCTTTATCTGTTCCTGTGGATGGCTGTTGGGGTTCCTTGGGTTCTCTATGAGCTCCCTCGGATCCACCAGTTCGTCAAAGGCGCAGAAGACCGGTATGCCGCCCGCCTGCGCCCTCGCCTCGGCCTCGCTCCTGTATGTCAATGCCGGGTCTTTTCCCGGCCGTCTTTTCCTCGCCATGCGGCACCCTCCTTTCGGCGCATAAAAATAGCCGCCGGAGAAAAAAATCACTTTTCCTCGCAGCGGCTCTTTCTGGCACACTTTTAATCTTGAAGGTAGTGTATCACTCATTCGGACACGCTGCAAGGACAACTTTTGGACACGCTAAATGGACATCACGGCAGGGCGTCCGAGCCGTACAAAAACACCGCCAAACGCCCTACCAGCAAGGCTTTCTGCCTTCTTACTGTCCTGTCCGCGCAGTGCAGTTCCTCGGCTATTTCCTCGTCTTTTTTCTGCTCGAAATACTTGAGCCTTATGATGTCCTTATAATCGTCCTTTGAAATTTGTTCCAGGGCTTTCTCTATCCTCTCGATCTCATGCTGGTCGCTCGCTATGGCGGCTTCGAGGTCGATTATCAGCCCCTGCTTGATCTCCTCGGCATCCAGCCTGATGCCGTTCTTCATGAAGCGGGTCACGCTGCCGCTCCTCCCCCGGGGGCCGTGCGCCCTCACCTCCTCCAGCATCTCCATGTCGTCCTCCAGCTTGGAGAGGAGGACAGGGTACGCATACAGCCTCTTCTCCGTCGCCTTGTATGCGTCCTTCGGTTCCTTTGCGCATGACAGCCGCGTGGCCGCCACCGTCTTCTCTATGATCTGCTCCACTGTCAGTTCGTCTTTCCTCTCTGCCCTCTTCGCCATTCGGCCCTCCTTCGCTGGTTTGCTTGTTTTTTGTGCGCGCCGCCGTCCTATCGGGCGGCCCTCTTCTCTGCGTATCTTGCGTTGAGCCTCGCCTCTATCTCAGCGAGCCTCTTCTCGCCTATCCCCTTTATGCCCCTGATTATCCCCAGGGCCTCTTCCACCTCTATCCCCGGTGCCGAGGCCTCTCCGTCCTTGAAGCCCTCCCGGTACACTATGGTGCAGAAGTCGTCGAGCTGCGGGTGGTCGTACCTCTTGACGTCCTTGTACTGCGCCCTCGTCGTCCTGTACTGCTTCCCTTCCGTCTTCCTCTTCATCTGCATCTCCTTTCTCCTGCGCTCTCGGTCAACGTTCCTTATCGCTGTTGCCGCCGTGGGGTCCGGGTAGCCGGATGCGTTCCTTCCTCCGCTCATGCCGGTCATGCCCCCTCGGCATCGTGGCTTATGCCCAGGCATTCCTCCAATGCCCATATCACGGTCCTGGCCTCTTCCTCGCACAGGGGGTAGTCCTGTATTCCCCATAGCGAGTACCCCTTTATGTTCACCAGCACGCTCTCCGGGGTCATCCTCAGCCCTTCGCGTCCCTGATTATCTGCACCATTACCTTGCCCCCTGTCATTTCCATCCATTCCTCTGCTCCTTCCCTGTCTTCCCTGTAAATGTCAATGTGCCTCCCGACCTCTATGGTCCCCCTGCTGCCCTTGTCGTCCCTGACCCTGGAGGGGACCCCGTCGCCGGTGCTGTACCCGTAGCCGGTGTCCAGGCACTCGAATATGCCCAGCAGCCCGCCCGGCTCGTAGCCGTCCTCGCCCCGCACGGCCTCGTAGACCACGGCGGCGGACCCGTACCATTCCGGCGCGACCGCCGCTATGCCCTCCCTCGGCCTGTCGCCGTGGCTGCATACCTCCCCATGGATATAGGCGGTGGTCTCCATCAGGACCGGGGCGTTGTCCGCCTCTATGTAGCTCATCGCCAGGTCGTGGCAGCTGGTCTCTTCCGCCCTCGCCTCGTGCGCTCCGGTTGCGGCCGCTATGCCCAGCGCGAGTGCCAGCGTCCTCAGTATGCGTCTCTTTCCCATAATGCCCTCCTTGTGTTAGTCGCTTTCAGTTGTCTAATGGTTCCTTTTTTATGCCCGCTAGGGGCGTTTCGATGCCCCGGGCGGGCTTGTTCAAGGCGTATGATGCAATGTACCCTAGTCCAGGGAGGGGCGTGTCTCTTTCCCCTCTCCTTTCCCTATCCCTACGCCGCGGATAGCGCTCCTATTGTCCTCCGGCCCGCTTTCGATATCCTGCCGGGCGGTCATTTTTTTTACCAGGTCCTTCATGCGGTCTTTCAGTCCGTCTATCCGGTACAGCGTGTCCACCTCGTTCTCCCCTTCCTTGTGCATCTTGAAGATGCTGAACCAGAACCTCTTGGCCGCCCTGTCGGTATTCACTATGCGGAGCGTCTGCATCAGCTCCTCCGGCTCCTTCCCGGGGTTCTCCCGGATGTAGCCGTAAACCGCTTCGCTCGCCAGCCCCATGCGTCGGAACTCGGGCCTCACGTATATGCCGTCTATGCGCCCATCCTCCACCAGGAGGAACCCCGCGGGCCTGCCCCCGCGGATGATGAGCCTGGCGAGCCCGCCACTTGCCGTCATTTTCACGAGGATGGGCAGCACGAAGCTGTCTATCTCGTGCCTGAATTCGTGGTACATATTCCTGAAGTCCTCTGCCGCTTTTTTGCCTATTTCCATTCTTTGTCCCTCACTCCACCACTGTGCATCCGCATTTCCTGCATCTTCCATGGAAGTGCCCATTGCTCTTTGCCCTGCGTCCCACTAGTGTCTCGTCCCCGCAATGTGGGCAGATGTGTATTTCTTGCGGACCCGGCTTTGCTTTTTCCGCGCCCTCTTCATTGTACCTGCAATGCTGGCCGCAGAAGGGGCATTGCCCGATTCCGTTCTCGTCCGCCTTGCTCATGCCGTATACAAGCTCGTGGCACTCGGGGCATCTGGGGTAGCCCGCCCCTCCCTCCTCGAAGTTGTCCTCCCATATTATGAATTTTACGGGATCCTTGCTGTGCGGCAGGCCGTCCAGATTCATCCTCTCACAGCCATGGCACAGCAGGTAGTTGTCGCATGGCTTCCCGTCGTACCTGCACGGGTGCCTGTCCATTATGTCCTTGTATGTCGTTGGTTTTCGCATTGTTTCAATCCTCATAATCATCCATTGCCTGCCAGAGCATCCTCTGCCCGCATCCCTTGCAGTATTCCGCCCAGCTTGAGACCCTCGTCCCGCACACAGGGCATCTCCCAACCTTCAGCCCCCTTTTCCGCTTCTTCATGTCCCTCGGCTCCTGGGGTATCTGCCTCCAAAGGGAATATATCACTGCGTAGTCCAGCGGGCCTATCTTGCCCGGCTCATGAATCTTCCTGTAGTCGAGCACCATGCATTGGCTTTTATATGCGCTGACCACTTTTATGGGCTCGAGCGGGTCGTCCATGTGCGCCAGATCCTGCAATGGGTCCGTCAGCATTTTTATCTGGCTATCGGACAGCCTGTATTCTTCCTCTTTGTCCCTCTGCTTTTCCTGTTCCCTCATTTGTCTCGCTTTTTCGGTCATTTCTTCCTCCTTCGGGGTCCCAGTTATCCTGCTTATCCACCTCTCTATCTTCACGGCCCTCAGCTCATGATCCGTCCTGAGCCGCAGTGCGTCCGCGCAGTTCAGGAGGTCGGTGAATTCCTCCCTCACCATCCTGTCGGCATCCGCTGGGGTGATGGGCGTGGGATCCTCTCTTCTTAGAGCCTTGGCTTTCACCGGGGCGGCATGGCACAGCTCCGCGCTTTCCTCTGCCAGATGGTCGTACAGCGCCGCTTCGCTCAGGCTCTCCCTTATGAATTCGAGGTTCTCTTTCATCGCATCCCCCTCCCGTCGTCATGGAGCAATCCGCCTTCAGGCTTTTCCGATGCTGCCACGGCCAGGCGGTCGCACCGCTCGTTCAGCTCGTGGCCGCTATGCCCCTTGATCCACGTCCAAGTGATTTCGTGCGGCCTTGCCGCCCTGTCCAGGCGCTGCCATAGCTCCTTATTCTTCACGGGCTTATGGGAAGAATTGAGCCAGTTGTCCTCTTTCCAGTTCTTAAGCCACCCCTTGTTGAATGCATTCGTGATGTATTGCGAGTCCGTGAACACCTCGACCTCGCAGGGGCGCTTCAGGGCCTCCAGCGCGGCTATGACCCCCATCAGCTCCATCCGGTTATTGGTGGTCTTGTCATAGCCTGCGGACAGCTCCTTCTCGTGGATCACGCCGTCGGAATCCACGTACCTGAGCAGCGCCCCGTATCCGCCGGGGCCGTTCGGGTTCCCCTTGGCAGCCCCGTCCGTATAAATCTCTAATCGCATCCCGCCTCCCTCAGCGGGCAGGTGTCCTCCCTGCCCATTATGATCTCCCCCTCTATCCTGCGGGGGTAGTAGGCCGCCCCGAATGCGTCCTCGACCCGGACGGCCTGCGCCCTGCAGGCTATCTCCGTCCATGCGAGGTGCCTGACCTCCATGAAGGGGCAGTCGAGGCAGCTCTCGGGTAGCCTGTCCATGTTCCCGATCGTTATCATCCCTCGCACCATTCCTTGAGGGCTTCCTCCGTGTCCATGTGCGCCCTTATCTCATCCGCGTTTATCTCGCCTATGATTTCATTCAGCCGCTTGATGCTGCTGTTTGTCATTGCTCATCCGCCTCCTATCGTATGGAATCTGTCTTGAATAGGTCCTCGAAGCTCATCTGCCCCTCCGCCTCTTCCTGTGTCCCTTCATTGGGCTTGCGCTCTGCCCTGTTCGCCTTCCTCTCGCAGACGCACCCGTACCCTGTCTTCAATGCCTTCTCGCTCCACAGGAGCCTCCCGCATTTCCTGCACCTCCGGGTCGGCCTCATGAATATCCCGCCCGTTTCCGCCGTTGCCCTCATGGTTCCATCCGTCCCTCATCAGCTCTTCAGCCGAAAGCTCCAGGATCCTCAGTGCCACTCCCCTGGCGGCCGCCCCGTCAGCCCTTCCGAATCTCCGGATGCACTCGTGCGCCTTCAACATCAGCCTGCAGAGCTCGTCCTTTCTCACGTACTCTTCCATGCTCCCCCTCATTCCACGTATCCGCCGAGGTAATAGGCGTTGGAGCGGTTGCATCCATCGTCCCTCGTGCGTAGCAGGACATCGAACGGGGCCTCAGTCACCTCGCCCCCCTCATCCTGCGCTATCTCCCGCGCCCTGGACTCGTCCACGAACACGCCCAGTAGGTATATCATCTGGCCGAACCCGCAGTCATACCCGTTGCTCGTGACCACGTACACGCTCTTGATTTCTTCTGGTTGCTTTCCCATGTCTGCCTCCTTTCCGTCCCGCCAACCGCTGGCGGGGATTAAAGATTCTTGATTTTGAATGCCAGGCGGATCCCAAGAGAGTAGCCGGCGCCGCTGAGGCCCGCAATGCCGGCGTTGTTGACATGAGCGAAACCCGCCGCCGAAACGGGATCGCGCAGCCAATACCACTCAGGCTTGCCTTTCCTCTTGGCCATCCCGTGCTCTCGGTCTCTCATCCACTCTATCTGCCCTCCGATTCCATAGAATTCCTTGTCATACCCGAAGGCTTGCGCCATGGTCAGCGGATATAAGTAATCTCCTATCTCGTCAGGCATGAGCTTTTCTTTGAACCAATCTGGGAAATTATCGCCTATCTGATTGAGATACCTCCTGAGATCGGATTGCTCGTACCCGCCCTCAGTCCCGCCGTTCTCGTTCATAGGCATGGCATCATCAAGGCACTCGTCTAACAGGAAGAGTGTCCCCTCATCGTCCGTCTCTATTGCAGTCGCCGTATATTTCCTATCCGGCATTGGCACAGTTAACCTGTCGCCCACCTCGAACTTTTCTGGGAAACAGTCGCTTCCTTTCTCTCCTGTTTTGGTTTCCCAATACTCGCCAAGAAAGGCCTCGATTTCCCTGATTGTCTGATATGCGCAGGCTATCCGACTTCTAGCATCCTCCAGCATATCATTGATTTTGTTCTTCTTTGTCGCTTTCATCTTGACCTCTCTCAGCGCTTTCATTTCGTCCTCCCCTCCAGGATATCCCGCAAGTCATAAATCAGATTGTTGAATGAAGAAAAAGACAATGCCAGCTCATCCAGCGTTTCAAATTTCATAAGTTCATACATTTTATATTTGTCGCTGCGTTTGTCTAATACTCCGTATTTCTTGATTAGGGCTATTGCCTGGTCAATCCTTTCTGCCGCATCCTCGCTATGGTCAGCCGGTCCTCCATGTTCATTGTCTGCCCCGCTTTCTGCTTGCGAGTCAAGGCCCTCGATCCCCGCTGCCAAAAACCTGTTAAAATCTTCGATGGTGAATTCCCGTTCCTCGCACCACTCGATCAAGCTGTCGCGACAGCACTCCTTTTCTATCGCATACGCTATTTTCTTGCCCTTTGACTCACCTATTTTCGATATTTCCATCTACTGCTCCTTTCATTTCATCCTCCTTTATTCAGACGCCAGTGCGTGAACTAAGTCTTGGCTAAGGCTTGACTAACTTTAAATTTTAATTTTCCAGTTTAGTCAACAAAAATCCCGAGATTTGACGCCCCCTTCAGTTCTTCCAGCTTCGCCTCGGCCTCATCCCTGGTAAGGAAGAGCCGCTCATCCGGGTCCCGGAAGTCGTACCAGTCGCGGTCCTTCTCGTAATAAATCATCCCTTTTTCTGAGACATCGTCCGCGACAAATTCCCCCACATCCGCCTCGCCCGGGAAGTCAAGCTCATAATAGGCATGGTATACGGTGTCGCCCGGCCTCGGCAGCCCCCTGCGCTTCTCCAGCAAGTCGATAGCCAGGTCCAGTGCCTCGATTTCCGATTCCAGCAGGCAGTCCTCGAGGTCGAACCCTCCATCAGTGCCGTCATAGCTATAGGCCTCCTTTATGCATATCAATTCTTTTATCGCTTCCGCCGGCGTCATTTCCTTCTTTTTCATCCTATCTCCCCACTATCTCGTATATTACCGTGTCCCTGTAATTTCCATACTCAGATAATTGCTGTCTGCAACGCGCATCTTTCTCTCCGGCTCTTCTTTGCTGGCTCCGTCATGCATTTTCTCCTCCTTATGATCCCTCTTCCGGGGTCACCACTCGCAGGGGATCATGAATAATATCTTGCCCTGCCTGATTTCCACGTCCCCGATATAGTCGAGCGTGTACTCGTCCTTATTTTCCCTCCTGGCTATGCCGCCGATCCCCTTCCCGTTGCCCCATCGCCTCACGACCGAGGCTTCATGTAGTGACAGGCACTCAGCGTCCGAGCCTTCCCCCTTCGTACCCTTAATGATCCACCCACTCTCACATATGACGCATATGTTCATTTCTATCTTTCCTCCCAATAATATTTTTTTATTTTTAGAATATATTCAATGTCATCACCACAGCCGTTACCATAGCCATCGCCATAGCCATTGCCACAGCCATTGCCATCGCCATAGCCATCGCCATTGCCATCGCCATCGCCATAGCCAAGGCCATCGCCATAGCCATTGCCACAGCCATCGCCATAGCCATTGCCATTGCCATCGCCATCGCCATAGCCAAGGCCATCGCCATAGCCATTGCCACAGCCATCGCCATAGCCATTGCCATTGCCGCGACCGTGACCAAGGATAAGGCATAGACAGACCTCCGCTTCCGACAATTCCCTCACGATAGTAATTTCGAAAGCGGCACTCTTCCTTCCCGCTTCGTCCGTGACGACCGTCCCGCCCGCCTCGACCTCAAAGTACCTGGATCTGCCAAACGAATAGAATCGAAACACGTCCACAAGTCTTGTGCAGAAGTGCAGCCCATTCCGGCATAGCTCCACCTCCCCGTCAACCCGGTACGTCCCGCCAACCTCATATTTCATACCTCGGCAGGTCATGTCCATGTTCATGCCCTTGTAGCCTTTCATCCGTCTTCCTTTCCGTTCATTTCACAATCTCATATATAATCGTGTCCCTGTAGTTGCCATTTATATCCCTTGTGGCATCGTGGAGCGTGTGCTTATGCCCGCCGTGCCTCTCACAGAATGAGTTATATGCCTTCTCAATTGGATTCCCGCCGACCATACGGAACTCTATCCGTCTATAGCGCCTCAGTATCTTGCGCATCTCGTCCTTTATGTCCCTCATGAAAGTGGCGTTCCACGGCTCGAACGCATATAGCCCGAAATTCGAAGCCTCGTTCAAAAATGGACACACGCTATATGCTATGTAGCCTACGACCCTGCCGTCCTCCACGCTCGCCAGGCTGAACCTGTCATGTTCCGCTTTTATCTCGTGCGGCACGTTGTCATACGGATATCCCGAGAACATGAAATATCGGTCTGAATAAAGCTCATCAGCGAACTTTTTTTCAAGCTCGTCCTTATAAAGTATCGCCGCCTTCAACATTTCTTAACCTCCGATTAATACAGCTTCGACAAAGACATAATCGCATCGTATAGCTTTTCACTATAGTTGCCTTCAACGTAGTCCCCATCAATATCTCGGCCACCATCTCGATAATTATCTCGCATAGCGTCAAGCACCGCCTGTCTGCTGATACAGTCATCATAAGGCTTTTCTCCAATATAGGTCTTAACCTCCGATTGATATGGCTTCAGCAAAGGCATCCAAGCAATCACCTCAATCTCATCGTCCATTTCATCAGCTTTACTCTCTCCGTATTCATCGAGAAGATCTTGACAAATTGCCGAATACCACCACCATTTTCCGTTGCAATAATGCCCTGTTGCCACAAAAGGTTTATCCTTAATATCCACATAGTATGATACAGGATTATGATTTACCCATGTTATATTAACGGGATTTGTATTTTCGGGCAACCTCTTGTTAACAGGAATCCATCTTGTCTGTTCCTTTAAATGTTTTAATTCTTTGAACCATTCTGAAAACTGTCTGTATTCCTTAGCGCATTTTTTGTATTTTTTTATCTTTCCGTACTCTTCTTGTAATTCTGCCTCCCTTGCCATCTCTTCTTGCTGTTTCGCAACTTCCTCTTCTTGTTTAATTGCTTCATCAAGCGTCATTCTTCACCCCTCCATCCTTGCAATGCCTGATTGTCTCATCTATCGTCATTTCAATCAACCTCCCTGATTCCGAAAGCAACAAAGCCATTCTTCAGCCCCCATCCGCTGATAACATAGGTGATCTCAAAGGTTTTGCGTTCGAATTCTCTCACGGACGATTCGTGGCTGCGCGTCCATTCGTCCGCATTCACCTTAAAATTCAGCCTGTCCCCCTTTTGGAACCCGCGGTCATTTTCCCTGATTTCGAATGTTTTGTCACCTTGCAATATAGGCCTCACAAACTGGCTGCAAATCTTTAGCTCATATATCATCTTTATCCCCCTTAATCGGCTCGAACCAATCGCATCTTTCCCCGTAATATTCCTCGGATTCGCAGCAAATGCTCATGTCGTGGCAATTCTGCATTGAAAGATAGCATTTATTGCAATCAGTCATCCCTCGCACATCCATCCTTGCCCTCTGCATCTGTCCTGTCGGCTTGGTCGGGTTTCTCTTCTTTTTTCCACACTGGGACTCTTGCAGTGCTCTGGCATTTTGATAAATCCTGATTTCCTCTAATTCAATGTCGTTATTTGTTTTACTCATCCTTTCCCTCCATTTGTTTGGTCGTTTTATCGTTCAAATCCTCGCTTTCTGCCTTGTATGGCTCTGCCCTTGTATACAGTCGAACCACTCTTCCAAAAGGTTCATCTTTCTCTTTGTACTGCCAATTATAATATTGCTCAAAGCCCCTCTTTTTTGCCTGCTTGATGTTTTCCTTTATTACTCTTTGTCGGTTTCCTAGCTCAACACCTAAGTCAATCAAAACATCAAGTATACTCTGCTGTGGCGCATCGTCTGAGCTTTTCCAATAATCAATGATATTTTTTGTAAAATCTGACAATGCCTGTGCATACCCTAATTGAAATCCGTCTGATTGTGCTAATATATAATTAATAGCTATTGTGTCCATCATTTCTTTTTCGATTTCTGAAAAATCATTAGTTGCTTTATGTTTCATTCCTTATTCCTCACTTTCTGCAATTTCATATTCTACGCCTTTTGTATCATATTTGTTTTCATTCCGTTCCAGATTATCAGCAAATTCATTCATTATCTGCGCTACTTCCCTTGCCTCGGAAATGAAATTGTTCAGATTCATCGTTACCGTAATGTTGTATGCTGCCATAATTCCTCGCTTTCTGCCTTTGCATATATCAGCTTCTATGATTGCTGATACATATTACTGCATTGCAGGTTCTCGTCAAATGCCTTGTAGCCCCTCATAGCTCTATCCTCCCCCTGATCAGCCGTTCGTTTGTCCACTCTATCGCCTCGCGAAACGTCACACCATTATTCTTTACTTTATCGAGCAACCCATACACTCCCGGGTGCGTTTCCTTTAGGCGCAGAAACCGGCCTTGACCAGGTTTTTCTAAATGACAGCCGAATCCACACAACATACATCCCGTTCTATCGCAGCCTGTTGTGTGTAGCGGTACATTGCCAAGGTCTAATAATTCCATCCCTGTCAATGCTTTAAGGTCTAACTGCCCGGATTCTTCATCATCCGATAACACTTCACCGTACACGGAACAGATTTTTAAATCGTTTGATTTGATATAGAGCAGAACGTCTTGCTCTATCCAGAAGCTCATAGGATTGCTGATCGGCCTATCTTGGTCGAAAGCATTACATCCATGCTCTAGCCATTTCTGCGTCCGCAATCTGCTTTCGCTTGCCATCTGTGCCGTGATAGGCACTCTCCCTGTCTGCTTGCCATATCTTTTGGCAGGCTCTTTTTTCATCGCATCACAGCATCTGTTTGAGATTTCAAAAGGCGCATCAAGAAAGAATTTATATTTCTCTAGCGAAAACATTGACCGATCTTCGCTAGGGATATTCGCCTTTATCGGATGTTCCTTGTCCTTTGTCAGCATTCCCAGCATGATCGCTAATCTTTGATTGCTCCCACCTTCTTTGTTGACCATACGCTGATTGAGAATACTCGCCAATTCCTCGGAGTTTTCGATATTTGTTGTCATACCCCGGGGGTCGGTTTTCGCATACTCTCCCGATCTGCAAGTTCCAAGGATTCTGCTCGTTTCGTACTGGTATAAGTGATGTTTCCCGGCTCTTCTTCCTTTGATATGCTCCCTTTCCAGTAACTCTGCCGTACCAATACCGATACGGCGGTTCTTGTCTGTCAAAGCGTTTTTTTTGTAGTATGCTTTTCAAGTATTTCCTAGCGCCATATACGCACTCCGAAACCTCTTTACTTATCAGTGGAAAGCCGTACTTCTCGCACACCTCCATAAAGCTGATCTTTGGCTCAATTATGGTCACATTATCGAAGGTATTTGCGAAGTCTCTTAATTCCGGGTACTGCGTTGGAACGTCCACGAATACCGCCGGAATATTTGTATATCCCATTCGATTACGGATAATATCAAGTAATACTGTACTGTCCTTGCCGCCTGAAAAACTGATATATACGCCATTCTCGCCAAATTCTCGCACCCAGCTTCTTATTCTGGATTCTGTCATGCGTATCTTTAAATTAAGCGGTAACGCTTGTAGCTCTTGAAGATCTTTTACTGTCCTCATTGCCGTCCTACCTCTCGATGTCTATCCAGTCCGGGTATTGGGATACTTGCTGGGATTCAAAGATCGGGTCTTTTCCGCTTTTGTACGGGTGAAACTTCATCTTCTTTGTCAGTTTCTTGGGCTTGATATGTGCTGTCTCGCAGGCCTCGTTTTCTCCTTCCTGCTGACTCTGGCTGTCGCCATTCCTGCTGTCGGGTCTCTATACCCCTTGTAATTCCTATGCACATCATGCGAGACACGCTCGCCCCCGATCCGCCCGCTATGCCTATGCGTCTCATTCTCAGCCCTCTCTCAGTGTTATCAACTCGCTGTAAGGCAATGACTCTATCCACTTGCAGAAGTCCCGCCACTCCGCCAGCTTGTGGCTCCTGCGCGCCCTGTAGATGTTGGCGAGGGTCTCGTAGCTCAGCATCGCCGTCCTCTTCTGGTTGAAGCACATCGGCATGAGCTTCACGGCCGCACACCAGTGGTCTTTGTCGCCCTCTTTCTCGCCTATGGCGGCGGCGGTGTTGACCGCGTCGATGAGCCTCTCCAGCAGCTTTCTGTATTCCTGCAAAATTTTCTCCGTCCTTCGCCTTACGTCAGCCGTGGTTTCCCTCGGTCCATATCCGGGGCAGACAATAGCCCAAAAATCCTTTTTCACAAAATCGCTTTCCTTGTAAATCTTCATTTTATGCCCCCTTCCCCAATATATGGCTTCGGAAGCGGCATCCATGCCTCATCCAGTTTACCATCTTCTATCTTTTCATGCTCATGGTATTTGCAGGTGCCGCAAATCTCTCTGTTATCCATGCTTGCCTCCTAATCCTCGAACACATAGTAATCCTTGCCCTTCATCGTGTACCCAAAGCAAAGGCTGCCATCGTCGCATACAAGCGCTATCTCATCCCGGGACAAATCTGTTTCGTTCTTGATTATGCGGTACGTGGAATGAAAATAGCCCGCAGTCCTTTTGATAATCAGGTCGAAATCGTCCTCATTTATTTTGCGCAAGTCGAAATCATAACGCTTGCTTATACGCCACTTCTTGCATATCGACTCATAGGTTTCTGCATTCGTTTTTCTCTTTTCCGATTCGTTCTCCGTAAAAGCCCATTTAACATATACTTTCCCCACCGCTGTTTGCCTCTTTCTCTATTCTAATCCACAGACCCAATCTCTGAGCCTCCCTGTACTCCATCATTGCCCCCTTGCTCTTTTCCCAGCCGTCCAGCATATATATTGCCTCGCAGTGCGCCATGAGCCTCAGACAGGCCTCCATGAAGTCCTCGTGCCTTGCGTCCGTCTTTGCAAATGGTTGCATTATCCAGGCTGGATTGACGGCGGTATGCCCCTCCAATCTAAGTTTGGATTCAGCTTCTTTGAACTGCTCTAAGTAATCATCATGTCCGGTTATCGGGCCGGATATGTATGTTATCATGCTTGCCTCCTCCGCCCGGGCTTCGGGTCCTCCCACCTGTAGCTGAACCCCGTCAGGGCGAACTCGTTCTTGACCCTGCCGTTGCACCTGTCTAGCACCGCCGGGCAGGACATGAACGCCTCCCGCGCTGCCTGCCTGGCGGACCTGTAGACCTCCACGACCTCCCCATCGGGGGCTATCTTGAACACCGAGCGGCTCCTGCTGTTCTTGCCGCCGTGCCTCAGCCCCATTTCCCTTTTTGTCACGTACTCGAGGTTATCGGGCCTGTTGTCGCCATGTATCCCATTCTTATGCACCACCCGCGCCCCGGGCGGGATCGGGCCCAGGAAAGCCATCGCCACGAGATGGGGGACTCTCATCTCTTTGCCGCGGATCTTGACCATCAAGCATCTCGCCCCCCTCTTCGGCGTCTTCACGCGCCCGCTCAGGGTCCTGGTCTTTCCGCTCTTGTAGACGGTCCTTACCTCCCCGCCCATGCCGGCCTGGTACCGCCAGCCTCGGATTCCCCGGATGCCTGGTATGTCCCGCCAGTATCCCTCAATGTATTCCATTCATTCCTCCTGCTTGCCGTCCGGGCTGTCCCTGCCGAGGATCCCCGCCTCGATGAGGGCGGCCTCCTCTTCCGGGTCAAGGTACGCCACTTGGAGCAGGTACCTTATGACCTCGACCATGGCCTCCCGCCTGATCCCCCTGTGGTTCCCCATCCCCATCACGATCCTTATGGCGTCCCCCTTCTCCTCGTCCGTGACGTCGGGGTTCCAGATGTCGTGGAATATCCCGAGCGCCCTGCCCAGCGGGAAGGGCCTGTCCTCGTCCCTCTGCCGGCGCGGGGGCTGCCCCGCCTTGCCTGCCATCATGTCCAGGAACCTCTCCCATCTGCTCTTCCTCATGGTTCCTCGCTCCCCTCTTCCTGTATCTCCTCGTAGTCCCTGCACCCCGGCCGCCCGATCTCGCCCAGCGCCGTGTCTATCGTCACCGCTTCCTTGCGGCATTCCCCCAGTTCCCCCGTGTTGTGCCTGCAGTCCGTGCAGTGGCATGTTACAATCATCCCTCTTCCCTCCTCTCTTCCTGGGCTCCCCAGAGCCTCTTCACGACCGCCAGGTAGTCGAGCCATGCGGTCCCGCCGGTGGGTATCTCCCAGTCGTGCGGAAGCTCTTCCCTCTTTATGCTCGCTTTCCCTGTCGCCCTCCAAACCGTGCCTATCCCGGGGTCGAACACGTCCATCCCGCAGCCTAGTCCCCTCGCCGTCCTTGCGGCGCTCCAGTAAGCCCACGGCACCAGGTAGAATCCGTCCAGCCCGAAGCTGATTATCACGAACCCTATCGCCCCCTGCTGCGCCGTCCAGTCCCGCAGGAAATCGCACTGGTGTTCCTCGACCCTCTTCAGGTCTATCCTGTCGGCGCTGCAGTGCTTGGCCTCGAAGGCTATGGGCCTCCCTCCGTACCGCCCCATGAAGTCCACCGTGGCCTTCTCCTCGTACTTGGCCCCGTGGATCCTGCCGTCCCCGCCCCGGAGTGGCTTGCACAGGGTGTGCTGCTTCTCGATGACCGCCAGCCCGTCCAGGCGGTACCTCCTGTTGGCCTGCTCTATAAGCGCCTCGAAGGTCATGCCCCTGTTCGCCTGCCCGGTCATGATGCGCCGCCCATCCCGAGCTCCGCCCGCAGGCGCTCTATGTCCGCGGACCTCTCATCGCTCCACCCGGCACGCCCGATGGGCTCATCCGTCCCCCGCTCCGTCTCTGGCTCCGCCGCGGCTATCCTCTCGGGCTCGGGGAACATCGCCGCTATCCTGTTCCTGACCTCTATGGGCATCCGCTGGTACTCGCTCTCCCTGCGCACGACCGTCTCGTAGATCCGTATGAAGTGGCTCTGCCCCACGCTCTGCACCGTGTCGGAGGGCATGAGCGCCCACTCCCGCAGGTTCTCCGCCCTGCTGACCGCCCTCTTGCACAGCGGGGGCAGCTTCGAGAACTCACTTTCCCAGTCGTAGCCCGAGTTGCATATGGCCTTGTAGACCAGCGCCCATGCCTCCAGGGCGTCCATCGCCCTCTCCCGGGGCTCCGCTTTTTTTATGCAGTCTATGATCTGCCCCGGCACCGGCGGGAACCCCTTGGTGTCGCATGAGACGTAGATATAAAGCCCCTGCTCTGCCTGGCTCAGGCTGTACTCCCTCAGTACCGCAGTCCAGATCTTCAGCATCTCGGCGACTGACTGCTCTGAGAGGTGCCTGTAATGGGCGGGGTATGAACAGGTCACCAGGTATATAAGCCTTGCGGCCTCAGTGTCCGTCATTCTGTCCTCCTTTCATGACTCCCAGCAGGTAGTCCTTGACGGCGTCAGTCCCTGTCGGGCCCCTTGCCGTATGAGGGGCATTGTTCGGACTCCTTGCTATGGGCAGGGAGTCCTCCCATCTGGACTGGTTCAGCCATGTGCTTGGGTTCGGGATGTATCCCCTGGCCCATCTTTCATTCCTGTCTAGGCTTTCCCTTACGGCGGACATGATTTTTTCAAAGAGCTTTTCATCGGGCTTGATCTTCGTCCATGATTTCCTTGCGTCCCCCTTGCCCTGCTTTTCGGGGTAAATTTCCCAGAATTCGTTGAACCTCTGCTCCTGGACTCCTGAGAGGGTCGGTTTGGGCTTCGAGGGTTTCTCTGGCGGCTTCCCGCCCTCATCCCCCTGCGAGGGGGGTAAGGGGGGTGTGCCTGTTGTGTCTTGTTCTGTATTGCTATGTTCTGTTATGTTATGTTCTGTTATGTTATGTAGTGGCGTGACAGGTGTGTTACATTCCTGTGACGTTTCCGTGACAGGTGCGTTACATTCTTGTGACTGGCACGTTTCGTTCTTTCCTGTCACAACGTCTTGGTTTTTCTGGTCCCGATGTTTCTTTTGACGGTCACGGGCATTCTTCCTCTGCTCTATTGTTCTCCCTGCGTATTCGCTCCATTTATGTATGGACAGGCCGTCCTCGCTTTCGTCCAAGAACCCGGAATCCACGAGGGCTTTTCGCACTTTGCTGGGTTCATCGGTTTCAAAGCATATGGCATCGGCGATTTCCCAGTCTTCGTATTTTGTCAGATCCCCATCGGGCGCATAATCCACGGCCCACCACCACAAGAGGTGCAGGTGTCCTATTGCGGCGGGTATCGTCACTCCTAAGTTCCTAGCGAGTCGTTTTGTTTTTGGGTGCTGCCGCAGCTCTTGGTGGCTCTCAATCCATGCCATGTTCTTGTTCCCTTTCGTTCATCCCATATTATGTGATTGCGTTATATTAGACATCCTCAGTTGTCTAATGTCCCGAAATTATTGGCATCTATCTGGGGCTTTATGAGCGTGAATATCGCCCTCGTGACGCCGTCCATCTCCGCCTCATCCCCAAAGAAGGCATACTTGCATATGGCGTGGAATACCCCCAGCTGGTATTCTCCCGGCAGGGCGGATATTGATTCGTAGAAGGAGAGATAAAAGATAAAGCTGTCCCTATTCATGATTCATATTCCTTTCATCGGAGTGAGTCTCTTGGCTTCCCCGCCTTATCCCTGGCGCCCCTGATGCCTTCAGTTCCATCCCTCAGCTCCTGTATTCTCTAATTGGCTTCCCACGCCCTCTGTGGCGTGGGCAGCATTGATTGTCTAATGGACCCAAATGCCTTAAAGCTCCGCCGTCACCGTGCTTCCGCCCTCGCCCGCCGCCACCGTGATGTTCTGCGGGAACCTCGCCTTCATCTGCGGGTCGTGGCTTATCGCCAGTATCCTCATGTCGGGGTTCCGTGCTGCCATTGCCGCCAGGGCGTCCGCATAGGCGTCCGTGCCGTCCTGGTCGAGGAAGGGGGGCTCGTCTATCCAGAGCATCCCCAGCTGCACCCCAGCGCGCCTGGCCTTCACGTCCGCGAGCCCCAATGTGACTGCGAGGGCGGCCTTGACTTTCTCTCCCCCGCTGTGGCTCATGTACGGCCTGCTGCCGCCCGAGAGGCTGTTGATCCACACGTCCAGCGTGTTGACGATTTTCTTTGACGTGTTCTCCCTCTCGGTCCTGAAGTCCACCGCCATCCTCCCGCCGGTCATCGCTGAGAGTATCGCGTTCGCCCTGTCCTGTATCTCCGGCACTATGCTCCGGATTATCACGTACTGGATCCCGTCCATGCCGAATGCCCCGGCCAATGTCTGGTAGTCGTTCAGCGCCCTCGCTGCCGCGGCCTTCTCGCCCTTGTAGGCCTCCCATTGGTCCCTCGCGTCCTCTATGGCCTCTATCCTGCCCTGGAGGTTGCCGATCCGCTTGGCGGCGTCCTCGCTCTCCTTGGAGATGGCTTCTTTCCTCTCCCTGAGTCTGTCAAGGCTTCCGTTCGGCTGCGGTATCCTCTCCTTCATCTTCAGGGCCTCCAGCATGGCTTCGTCCGCTTTGTGCCGTCTGTTCTCGGCGTCTTTCTTCAGTATCCCCACCGCCACTTCGAGGGCCTTCACGGTGGCCTCCGCCGCGGCGCACTGGCTCTTGAGCTTCGCCGTTGGCTCTTCCCGCTTTATGGTCTCCCTGAGCTCAGCCGCCCTCAGCGACTTCCTCGCCAGCGGCGCGATTTCCGCCTCCGCTTCCGCAAGGTCTGTTCTTGCCTTTTCGAGCACGCTTTCTTTTTCTGCCTTCTGTGAGTCCAGCTGCCCCAGGGTTGCCACCGCCGCTTCCAGTCTGCCCGCATGGGTGGCCAGTACGGAGGCTTTGCGCTCCCTCTCGGTCAGTGCCTGGCTCTCCGCCATCGGGTCTCCGAGGCCGTCGAGCCTTGCCTGGGCTTCTTTCAGCCTCGCCTGGATCTCCTCGTAGGATGCCTTGTCTTTCCGCTTCATCTCTGCGAGCTGTGGCTCCAGGGCTTCCAGTTCCGCCTTTGCCGCTTTTGCGTCCTTCAGGAACTCGCAGGTGGCATCGTCCACTATGGGGCAGCCGCTGGATGTGAGCATTTCCGTTTTCTTCCTCGCCCCCTCGATCCTGCGGGTGAGGTCGCCTATCCTTATCCTGCTCTCCGCTATTAGTTCCGTGGCTTCCTTTTTCAGGTCTGCCGCCGCCTTGGACGCCTCTGCATGTTCTGCGATTTTCGGGTTCAGTCCCTCCCTTGCGGCCCTGATGGCTTCCATCTCTTTTACGGCTTCTTCAATCTGGCTCCTGTTTTCAATGGTGACCTGTGCGGCCGTGATCTTTCCCTTGATGAGGGCCAGGTCGTTCTCCGCCGTGTGGATCGTCCCTTTGAGCAGGTCCTCTTTTGCGAGGAGCGCCTTCAGCCTCGACTCGTCCTCCGCCAGTGTCTCCAGCTCTGCCCTTGCCTCGTTCACGGCCCTATCGGCCTCGTTGGCCTTTGGGAGGAGCGCCGCGTTGGCGGATTCGTTCCTCATCTCGGCTTCCCTCCCGGCGAGTTCCCGGTCCTTTTCCTCTGCCTGGGCTTTCAGGCTGAGCGCTTCCTTTTCTTTTTCGGAGGCCTGTCTCGCCATCTCCTGCCGCAGGGTCTCTTCCCTTTCGGCGGCCTGTATCTCGGATTCGAGGCTTTTCGCCTGTGCGGCCCTCATGGCCTGTCCCGCCTCGCACTCCTTCAGCTCTGCTTCTATCAGCCCCCTCTCGTCGATCTGTTTCCTCAGGACCTCCATCCTGTCGTTGAGGGACGCCAGTGCGCGCCTCTGCTCGGTCGCCCTCGCCTTCGCCATCTCCTCCGCCCTGGTGTAGACCCCGAGGTTGAGGAGCGTCGAGAGGACTTCCATCCTCCTGTCGGCGTCCGCCTCCAGGAATATGCCGTATGCGTCCTGCCTTATCAGGGCTATGCTGCAGAATGTCTGGCAATCCATCCCTATGGTCTGCACGATCCTCTTCTGGGTGAGGGGCATGGTGGTGTCGGACTCGTTCTGCCACTCCCCGCCCGCGTCCCTGCGCTGGAGCGAGAGGGTCCCCTTGGATCTCGTGCGGGTCCTCGCCACCCTCCAGTCCGTGCCTCCCATCTCGAACTCGAAGATGATGGATCCCTTGGCCTCTCCCTGCCTGACCCATTCGCCGACCGCTCCGTCCCGGCTCTGCTCGTAGAGGCAGTCGGCTATGGCGTCCATGAAGAGGCTGCTCTTGCCCGCCCCGTTCTCGCCGTTGACCATCGCCATCCTTATCTCGTCGAAGCCGAATTCCGCATGGCTGTAGGAGCGGTAGTTCGTCACCTCTATCCGTTTCGGGGTGAACGCCCCGGTGTGCCTGCCGGCGTCCCTGCCGTCATCGGCCTGCCTGATTATGGGGGCCGCGAGCCCCTCGATCCTCTTGATGTCGGCTTCCGTCAGCTCCTTCCCGCCGTCCCTGCTGGTCTCCAGGTACCTGTGCAGGGCGGCCTCGGGGGTGTCCTCGGCGGCCGCGCCGTCCGTCGTCAGCGCCTCGTCCGTCTCGTTCCTCGTGATCTCCGCCACGTGGAACGCCCCGAAAGTCTCGGGCTTCATGAGGCACGCCTGCAGGGCGGCCTTGTTGAGCTGCTTCTCCAGCTCGGGGGAGGCGTCGAATCGCACCCGCACGATCGCGTCCCTCGCTTTCTCGTCCATGTCCGGAAGCTCCCCTGTCTCTATGAAGGCCCTGATGCTTTCCTGATCGAGCCTCATGGTGTGGTGCTCCCTCGCCGGGGTCTCCACGTACCTCGACTCCACGCTCCTGTCGTCCGCTATCTCATGGATCCAGAAGCCGTGCCTCAAGCCCTCGTCGTTGAAGGTGAGCCCGTTCGGGGACCCGCAGTAGAAGGCCGGGGTCCTGCACTGGAGCCTCTGGGGGTTGTGGATATGCCCCAGGCACGCCAGCGTCGCCCCCGCTGCGTCTATGGTGGGCGGCAGTATGCAGACGTCCTGTCCTGCGAGGAACACCTGGCGGTTGTCGCTCTCGCAGCCCGCCACGGTGTAATGAGCCGTCAGTATGCTGGGCTTGTCCGGGTCCGCCTTTGCCGCCAGCCCCATTATTATCTCGTTCACCAGCGTCGTCGCGTTCTGGTTCTCCGTCTCAGCGTCCGTGTCCGGCATGAACACCCTGAGCCTCCCCTTGTCGAAGCCCGGCATCGCCATGACCTGGACCTCCCCCGCCGGGGTCCGCAGCGTCTCGATGGCCGGCCCCGTGTATATGTGGAGGTTCGTCTCGCTCATCGTGGTGTTCCTTATCACCTCGAATGCCCTCGGGTTATCGTGGTTAGCCGTCCCGAAGAGCAGCACCGCCTGTCCGCTTGCCCTGCATAACGGCACTATGAATTTCTTTATCGCATCCTCTATGTCCTCCAGGGCTGTGTCTGCGTACACCCTCGACCTGTTGAAGAGGTCCCCCGCTATGATGGTGATGTCGGGCTTCTCCATCTCCGCTGTCAGCACGATTGCCCTCATGCAGTCCAGCGTGTCCTCCCTCCTTGCGTTCTTCCCGTCCCTGATGGGGCCGTTCAGGTCCCCTAAGTGTATGTCCCCGCAGTGCAGTGCCTTTATCATGAGTTGCCTCCTTTCCTTGCGTTCCTTTCCTTGTCCTGGCAGCCTATGCACAGGCACCGTCCGAATATCCGCAGGCTGTAGTCCCTTACCGCTTCCGGCCCGTATTTCTTTCCGTCTTTCTTGGCCCCCCAGCCGATCTCCCTCCCGCAGTCGGCGCACTTGATTGCGCCGTCCTCTGCGGAGTCCTCCCAGGGCGGGGTGTCGCTGTCGGCGTCCGGGTAGTCCGCCTCCGTGACCGGCTCGTTGCTCTCCTGGTACTCGCTCTCGCTGAATCCCTGGCCGCTGTCCGGGAGCGCCATCTGCTCGCCGCCGGCCTGCTGTGGGAGTGCCTCCGTCTGCGACGGGGTCTCGAACAGGTACCCCATGTCCCTCAGCGAGTTGCTTATGAGCGCCTGCTTGATCTCCGGGGAGTCCAGGTTCGGCACTATGTGGGCTATGACGAAGGGCTTCTTCAGCTCCTGCAGGGTGTACCCGGCCGCCAGCCCCAGTGCGGAGCGTATCGCCCTCATTATCGCCTTCTTCTCCGCTATGCTCCCCCTGTGCGGCAGGAACCTCTTGTACTGCGCCTCGCCCATGGTTTTCTGCTCGATGCTGCAGTCTATCTCCTTGGTGGCCGTTATCTTCCTCCACCCTCCGGACGGCTCCGGCACCCTCACCGTGGCGCTGTACTTCACATCATAGGCGCGGGGGCAGGCGCCGCAGGCCTGGGCGTTCCCGGTGGCTCTCGCCATCTCTATGCACTTCTGGCACACCTCCGGCCTCTCGCTCCTCGTCTCTATTATGGAGATGTCCGCCGCCGCCGCCAGCTTCATCCCCCCGACCGCCGTGATGGCGTACTGCCCGGAGGACTTCTCCTTGTAGATGTCCTTGCTGTGGTCGGGGTCATCGGTGTCCAGCTTGACCTTGTTCACTATCACCTTCTGCACGCTGCTCATGACCTGCATCGACGTCACCGGTATCAGCACGTTGTACTGGTCCCTCGGGTAGTCGTTGAGGCTGACGATGGTCTGGTTGTCGTTCATTTTTTCGCTCCTTTCCTGTTTTTCCCCTTGACATTCCTTGTTGAATCTGCTATTATGATTAGTGCGTCAGAGTTCATTTCATGCGTTTCCATTTGACGATGGTCTGTATGTTTTTTCTTTGATCGCTTTCGGTTTGCGGGGGCTTTGGGCGGCCCCCGCATTTTTCATGCCCCTCACTCCACGCTGACCCCCCTCGTCTGGTAGTCGTACACGACCTTGGATGTACCGTTGCCTTTCCGGACTGTCGCACAGTACTTCCCGCAGACGAATTCCCCGTCGCTGTCATAGTGGCTGTGGATGTGCTCCGCGCCGACTATCTTCCAGCCCGGCATATAGCTCACGACGAAATCCTCCACGCTCGCCACTGCCCTCCCGTACATCCTCCAGGCTATGTCGCTTATCACCTCGAACGCCCTCATCCCGGCCTCGTTCATCGGTATCGTCATTCCTTTTCTCCTTTCTTCCCTATCTTGTCTGCGTATGCCACGACCGAGAACAGTTTCCCGTTCACTTTCCTGACCGTGTTTATCGCATTCCCGAACTCTTCCTTTTCATCGGACTCTATCGTCCCGTCTGCTACGATCTGCTTCAGGCTGTCTACTGCGGGTTCAAGCTCCTCCCTTGCTATTATTGCCTGGAATGCCATGTCGCCGTTGCTCTGCGGGTCCTGTACATCGGGCAGGTATTTCCCAAGCGGGCTGTACTTCTTCAGATGGAAGTATGCCAGCAGCGGCTGGTTGTATGCCTCCGTCATGGCGGCCACGATGTCGTCAGGCACCCTCGTATGCCCGTTCTCGTAGTCGGAGAGAGTCCTCGGTGCCACGTTCAGCGCCTCCGATGCCTGCTCCTGCGTCATTCCCGCGGTGGTCCTGCTTGTCTTGTAGATGTTCTCGCACTTTTTGCTCATTGCGCCGCCCTCCTTCCCGGTCTATCGTGTAGAGTACAGGTCGGCGCTGACTCCGAGGGCCCGGCTTATCTTCTCGACTGCGTTCTCCCCTCCGGCCACCCTACCGTTGATCACCCCCGAGACATAGAACTTCGAAAAGCCCACCTCCTCGGAGAGTGACGCGAGGGTCTTGCCGAGCAGGATCATCTGCGACTTGCACTGCCTGCCCCAGGGGGTTATGTATTTCCCTTCAGACCTCATTTTGCTTTTGCCTCCTTTCTTTTTTGAAAAATGTTTTAAAACAGTTGTTTTTGTGCTATAATGCAATATGTTGTTACTGTGTTTCGTTGCTGTATGTTGTTATGATAATCTACAAATTTGTAGATGTCAATATTAAATTCTACTTTTTTGTAGATTCGTGGTTTTGCACATATTTAGAAGCCTTTTATTATGCATAATTCACAAGAAGTTGCCAATACCATCAAACTCCTCGCCAAAAAAAAAGGAATCCCTGTGAAAAGGATATTGGAAGATACCGGCTTGAACTACAACTTAATGACTCATATGCGCAACTCCATGCCCAAGGCCGACAATCTCGCCAAGATTGCCGACTACCTGGACTGCTCCGTGGACTACCTGCTCGGCAGGACGGATAACCCGGAAAGCCACAAAGTCCCATTGAAAGGAGATGGTTGATATGTCAACCCTGGATAAATCCATACAAATCCTGAGAAGCCTGCCTGATGACCAGAGCCTCCTTTCTTTTTTGAAAAATGTTCTAAAACAGTTGTTTTTGTGCTATAATGCAATTTGTTGTTGCTGTATGTTGTTACATTATCACCCATTTAGGTGATTGTCAATAGTTATTTAACCTTTCTGGGTGATTTCGTTTAATTTCACAAATTATGACCCATGATTTTGTCTATAATTCACAAGATATTGCAGTCCGAATAAAGGCTCTTGCGAGAAAACGGGGAAAGCCTATAGGAAAGATGCTTTCCGATTGCAAGCTGGGCATAAACACAATTAGTAAGATGTCGAGCGGCACAGATATCCTGACTCAAAACTTCGCCAAGATTGCCGATTACCTGGACTGCTCCGTGGACTACCTGCTTGGGCGCACCGACAACCCGGAGGTGAACAAATGAAGCGCTATCTCAGTAAATCCGGGATATGCCCGCTCGATGGGGATGAGCGTATAATTACCGCTACATACGAAGGCGGGCCCTATGGCATGGACCAAGGCGGCGGAGTGAAAA